CGAATTTTTCTCCGCGTAATGTAGACTTCAATGTTGTTATTGAAAAAACAAAAGTTAGACCAAAAGCCGCAATAATTATGTTCAATGAGATTTTTGATTTTGTGTTCAACCGTTTGGAGATGGCTAGGGTGACTGGCTTGATACCCAACAAAAATACCGAATCGTGCAAACTGGCTGAAGGCTTTGGTTTTAAATTGGAAGGCGTGATGCGCGCTGCGCTGGATGATGATGACGTGCGCATTTATAGTTTTTTGGCTGACGAATATCGCTCACACGCTTGGCACAGAGGATGAACATGGACGTACGCGCAATAGTAGAATTAGTCAAACAAACGCCTGAAGTTCAGCGCGCGGTAGACATAATCGACGCTCAGTTAGAGCGCATGCCGATTATGCCGGAGGATCTGGACGAAATAATTGCGATGCTGGAGGCTGTCGTCCAAGACCCCAACCGCTACCCTGAAGTGCGCGCGGCGGCTGTGAAAGACGGCATAATCAGCGAACAAGAAGCGCCGCAAGAATACGACCCGACATTTGTCTTGGCTGTGTTGGTGGCGCTGTATGGTTACCGTGAGCGGCTGTCGACTAAAGGATATGCCCGTGGCGGGTTGAAGGTTGCTGGCAGGCAACTGGAAGCCGCAGGGCGTGGCGGCGACAGCATGCTCGCCCACATCAACCCGCGCGAAGCCGAGATGTTGCGTCGCATGGGTGGCGCTGGCACCGTCAACCCGAACACAGGCTTGCGCGAATACAAGAGCGGCAAGAGCATTCTCGGCGCCATCTTGCCGATTGCATTGAACTTCATCGTCCCGGGCATAGGCGGCATAGTTGGTGGCGCGCTAGGTGCTTCAGGAACTGCCGCGACAATGTTAGGCAACGCGGTGATTGGCGGCCTCAGCTCGGCGGTCACTGGTGGCGACCCATTGAAAGGCGCGCTGATGAGCGGCTTGGGCAGCGGCTTGGGCGGCACTGTCGGCGGTTACGCCAGCGACGCTTTGAAACTTGGTTTGGGCGAGACAGGGCGGTCGATTCTGGGCGGCGCGCTTGTCGGCGGGGTTTCTGGCGCATTGACTGGGCAAGGTTTCGGCCAAGGCGCTTTGCAAGGAGCGGTTGGCTCTGGTGTCGGTGAATTGGCTGGCGGCTTCAGCGGCCCTTCAGCTTTGCAACAGGGCATCAGCCAAGCCGGTAGAGCCGCTGGCCAAGCATTGACTGCAGGCTATGACCCTAAGACGGCGCTGACGGTTGGTGGCTTGTCTGGGTTGGCTTCAGGCATCCAAACAGGCATGCAGGCAAAGCCGTCTGACAGCGTTGTCGCGAATTTGAAAGCGCCGGGCGGCGGTTCAGCGGGTCAACTGACTTCATTGCAGCGCGACTTGACTGGCCGGTTTTATGACGCTCAACCCGGTTCGCAACCATCGTTGACAGGGGCTACAAACCTGAGCAAGTTTGGCTCAACGTCTGATTACAGCGCGCTCACCCGACCCGGCGGCTTGAAAGTCAACGCAGGTGATTTAGACGAACTTTTAGCTCCCACAGGCACAGACGCTGCATTTGCTGGCGTAGGCAAATTGCGCGGCTTACAACCTGCTTCGACTGGCACAGAAAGCGCAATTCCGAGCGGTACAGAAAGCGGATTGCCGGGGTTGAACCTGAAAACAGCCGGTACGTTGGCTTTGTTGAGCAGCTTGAGCGCCGGTCGGCCGCCCGAAGTCAACGCAGCCATCGAAAAGATGTCGCCAGAACAGCAAGAATATTTCAACCGTCCGAGCTTGAAGTGGGACTGGAACAAATTGCAATCTGACGCCAATGCGCAACGGATGTCGTTGAGCCAATACATGTCGACTTATTGGCCACAAATTTCTTCCGGCACATACAACTTGCCGACCAACATGGCTATGGGCGGCGCGTACGCTATGGGCGGCGGCCCGTTGGGGGCTGTTGCAAGACTGGTGCGCGGCGGCGGCTCAGGCCGCGACGACACAATCAACGCTCGGTTGTCTGACGGCGAATACGTCATGGATGCAGAAACCGTCGCGATGCTGGGTGACGGCTCGACAGACGAAGGTGCACGCCGACTCGACAGCATGCGTTCTCAACTGCGCAAACACAAAGGGAAAACATTGGCACGCGGCAAGTTCAGTCCCAACGCCAAGAGCCCGCTCGCATACATGAAAGGAGCCGCGTAATGGCTAGCTTGTTCCAAGGTGACCCACAAAAGGCCACCAGCTATACAACGTCCACCAGCGAGACGCCCAAGTGGATGCAAGACGCAATCTACAACCAAATTCAGGTTGCTCAGAACATCGCGAATCGTCCTTTCATGGAATACGACTTGCCGCGTGTCGCGGAGTTGTCGCCGCTGCAACAACAAGCTTACAAAAATGTTGTCGGCAATCAAGGCTTTTACCAACAAGACCTCGACAAAGCTCAAGCCGGGATGTATGGCTTTTCTGAAAAAGGCACTGCGGACCAATTAGGCCAACAACAAGGTCGGTACTTGTATGACCCGAGCAAAGTTCAAGGAATGCTCGGTCAAGGTGTCGGTTATTTCGACAAAGCAGGCACTACAACGGGCGAAGCGTTGGCAGAGCGCGCATTGAAAGCTGCTGATCCCTATTTGCAAGCTGCGGCTCAAACGTCAGCTCAAAATGTCGGCCAATACATGTCGCCTTATCAAACAGGCGTCTTGGACGTGATCGCCAAACAAGGCGCGAGAAATTTGCGAGAGAATTTATTGCCGCAAGTGAGCGATGCGTTTGTCCGTGCAGGCCAATTTGGTTCTTCCCGCATGGGCGAAATGGGTTCACGCGCATTACGCGACACTCAAGAAGCGATTCTAGCTCAACAAGCGCAAGCCGCGCAACAAGGTTATGGACAAGCGCTGGCGGCTTCGCAAGCTGATTTGGCGCGCCAAGCTCAGTTGGCAGGAACAGTGGGTTCAATCAGCGGCGCGGATTTGTCGCGCATCCTGCAAGGCGGCGCTCAATATGGCAGCATAGGGCAAGCCTACACAGGGGCAGCGCAAGCGCAACAACAGCTCGGTCTCGGGGCAGCGCAAGCAGAACAACAAGCGCGCGCGGCTGACTACCAACGACAAATGACAGCGCTCAGTCAATTCGCGCAAATGCAACAGCAAGAACAAGCAATGCGCGCGGCTGACGTGGCCGCGTTGGAAACGGCAGGCATGGCTCAACAAGGCCAGCGTCAACGCGAACTCGACATGGCCTATCAACAAGAACGAGAAAAATTCTTGTACCCACAGCAACAAATGGATTGGCTCAGCACACAAATTCGCGGCATGGCGCCAATCACACCGCAAACCGTCACGCAAGCAGGACAAACGGTTGGTGCGACGTATTCGCCTTCGCCGCTGTCGCAGTTGGCGTCTGGTGTGTTCACTTACAAAGGTTTGCAAGGTCTCGGCTAAGGAACTATCATGGGATACGAACTCAACAAATTGATGAGTCTCTATGGCGTTTCGACGCCGGGTATGGCTCCTTATGGCGGCGGCGCAAACGACCCTGCTGCGATGCAAAGGTACAATCAGTATCGCACAGACTATATGAATCGTGTTGCGTCAACTCCCATGTATGGTGAGCAACAATACCTCACGGGGTTGGCTGGAGAGCGTGTCGCGCCGACTTACGCATCACCAATAACGCCGCCGGTCAACATCACATTGGCTGGACCTGACAATTCCGCGATCATGGGGCCGCCAGCACCCAAGATAACTACGCCCACAATCACAACAGGAACAAAACCCGGCACAACGACAGGCGCAACTGCTGCAGGTGGTGGCACAACAACCACGCCTGTTAACGTTACGCCTCCACCTTACATTGGCGGCGGTATTGGTATGACAACGTCGCCAGCCGACCAAGGAAGTGCCACCACATACATTGGTGGAGGCCTTGGAACAGACTTGCTAAACAAAACAAGAGAACTCCAGTCGGGCGACAATCCAAAAACCCGCGCCGATTTGGTTGAATTTTATCTAACTCACCTTGGGCGTCTTCCCGAAGAAGCTGGACTTAATTATTGGACGAACAAGTTCGGCGAAGAAATTGACCGAGCGGAAATGAAAGAGTTGGAGTCTGCAGCGCAAAAAGAGCTTGGTCAGCAAGCCGACTTGAAGAATTTGTATAGCAAATATTTGCAGCGCGAACCAGACCTTGCTGGGCAAGAATATTGGATGGGGCAAATTGGCGCGGCAGGCGGCGTAACGCCAGAAGTTGAACGCCTATTCCAACAAGGCGCGAGACAAGAAGTTGATATGGGCAACGCTGGTTTCCGACCCGGCATGTATGACGTTGGTCAAATGGGCAGCCGCATCACGCCAACAGAGTCAACTCAACTTTACGCAGCAGCGCCATTCGTTTTTGGGCAAGACAGCACCGCAGCCGCGAACAATCGCGCGCGCCAAGACCTTTATGATTTGTATGCACAAAACTTAGGTCGTGCGCCCGACCCAGAAGGGTTCAATTATTGGATCCGACAAATTGGCGACGACAACGTCATTTCTGCACAAGAAGCCAACCAATTTTTGGCCGAAGCGCAACGCAAAGGCGAAACTGTGACCCCGATGGCGCATGGCGGCATGCACAACTTAGCTCAAAAATACAATGTTGGCGGCCCTGTTCGTAAATTCCGTATTGGCGGCGATCAAGGCGAGCTGGATGAAAGCAAGGTCACAGCCGCACGGCGCGCCCGAGGCATGTTGGATGACGAAGGATTTGAAGCTTACTTACGCAACCAAGAATTCATCGGCAACCCTGCGGGTGAAATGCGCGCAGCAGCGAGCGGTTCTGTGACCAGAGCGGTACCAAGCACAGAAGGCGCTGTTGAGTCGGTTTCTCCTGCTGCGCAACCTGTGAAGTTGCCGCCTGCAACAACAACGCCAGTTTCTCCTGCCGCAACAGACCTGATGGCCATGTTGGCTAATTATGGTGACGACGTTTATGCGCCAGAGCTGAAGACTGCAAGACAGAAAGTCTCTGCAGAGAATGAGAAGTTTGCTCAGATGATTGAAACAGCGATGAAAAGTGAGAGCGCTGTTCCAGACAAGACTGAGCTGTATTTCCGGCTAGCTAAAGCATTTGGCTCACCAACGAAGACCGGCGCATTGACAGAGAATTTGAGTCTGGTCGGTGGTGAGGCGGCCGAATATGCAAAAGACGTCAGAGCTGGTCAACGCGCTGACAAACAACTGCGCACGCAGCTCGGCTTAGAGGCTCAAAAACTCCGTGCACAAGGTGCTCGCGAAGACCTCACGACGCTGCGCACGTTGGCTGGTGAGGAAATGAAAGACAGGCGCGCCATCTTAACAGAATACATCAAGAGTGGCCGCCCACAGTCTGAAGCAGGCAAGGCGGCAATCGACGCAGGCTTGAAGCAGGGCACGACAGAGTTCACAAAGTTTGTTGAGAAGTACATCGACGACAAAGTCCGCACCGGCAACATGCTGAAAGAAGCCATGGTCGCGATTGCCGCTGGGCAACTCCAGCTCGGCAAGAAGCGAGTCGATATTGCAGAAAAAACCGAAAAGCGCGCAGAGGAAGCCGCTGGCAAACTCACGCCCGGAGAAGTCAGGCTCAAAGCGGAAGCCGAAACAACACTCGGCGGCATCGACGACGCGATGTCTTCGCTCAAACGTGCCTATTCGCTCAACCCCAACACATTCGACGGCACGCTCGTTGCGCTGGCTCAACGCAAGATCCTCGAACAAACGGATCCAAAAGATCCGCGAGTTTTGGCGACGCGCGAACAACAAAACTTGCTCAGCAAAGGTGCAATCGACAAGCTGCGCGCGTCGTTCGGCGGCAACCCAACAGAAGGCGAACGCGCCGCGTTGTTGGCGTTGGAAGGCATCGATTCCAAGAGCAAGGAAGAGCGCGCGCAGATCATGAAGAACACCTACAAGTTGCTGCAAGCTCGTCGTCAACGCGAGCAAAAGCGGCTTGATGACATCACGCGAGGGTTGTACCGCGAAACAACACCAACACCAGCCGCAGGAGACCTTGAATAATGGCGACCAAACCTGTGAATCAATTGGTGGGCGGCACTCGCGCTGCCGTCGGGCAAGGCCTCATGATGGGCTGGGGCGACGAAGCCGAAGCTTGGTTGCGTTCCAAGCTCGGCGAAGGCGACTACAAAGACCTTGTCAACAAGATACGCCAAGAGTATGGCACGTATTCTGAACAATACCCGGTGTCGTCGGCGCTCGCAGAGTTCGGCGGCGGCGCGTTGCCGGGGTTGGCGGCGATGATGGTGCCGGGTGGACAACCTGCAGGAGCCGCGCAACTGACCACAGCAGGTGGCTCAGCGCTGGCCCGGCTGGCCGCGCGACCTGTCGCGAAAGGTGTCGCCGCAGGCACCACCACAGGAGCCATCTCTGGCGCTGGTTCAGCCGTGGAAGGTAGTCGAGGTTCAGGCGCTGTCACCGGCGGCGTGACCGGCGCAACAATCGGTGCAGCCACACCAGTCGTCATGCGTACCGCAGGCGGCGTCAAGAACTGGTTGATGGACAGGCTGTTCCCGTCTGAAGCGAAAACATTTGAGCGCGCGTCGCAAAGGATGACGGAAGCCATGGGCGAAGCAGGCATGACGCCAGCCGACATTTCCAAGCGCATGGCAGAAAACCGTGCGTTGGGTGTTCCAGCAACCGTCGCCAACACAGAAGCCGCGTTGGCCGATTTAGCCGAGACGGTCGCACAACGCACCGGCAAAGGCACCCGCAGGATCGAAAAGAAAATCAGCCAACAACAAGCCGGTACCAAAGAGCGCGTCTATCAGCAAGTTCGCAAAGGGTTGAAGCCAGACGATTATTACAGCGAAGAAGAACGCTTGATCAGTGACTTGCGCAGTAAATCGGCGCCAGCTTACAAACAAGCTTACGCTGTCGGCGAAGTTGACGACCCGCAAATCATGGACATGTTGGCATTGCCGCAGTTCCGTGGTGTTTGGGCGACAGCCCGGTCGATTGCAGAAGCTGACGCCGCAGCCGCCAAGGTCAACGCGATGCGCAGCGGCGAAGCATTCGACCCCAGCGAGTTCAAGTTGCGCGACATCTATGAAGTCATCCGCGACCCAAAAACAGGCAACCCAATCGACGTGAAAATCACCGGCACTGTGCCGGACGTGCGCACGCTGGATTACATGAAGCGCGCTCTAGACGCTCAAATCAGCGCCGGGTACCGCTCTGACAACGCCGCGACGTTGGCCAGCGCGAATGCCTACAAAGACTTGCGCAATGCGTTGCGTGACCGCACCAAAGAGGTCGTGCCTGAATACAACGCGGCATTGCAAACTTACAAAGGCGACAAAGAAATTTTAGATTCGCTCAGGGCTGGTTACAACGACTTCGGCAAGATGGACCACGAAGAAGTCATCAGGCTCGTCGCCAACATGTCGCCCGCCGAGAAAGAAGCGTTCCGCACCGGGGTGGTGCGCGACATTTACGGCAAGTTGTTCACCACCAGCCGCAACATCAACGCCGGTGCAATCCTCAACGCGCCAGAGATGCAAGCCAAGCTGCAGCCGCTGTTCGACAGCCCAGCGCACTTCAGGCTGTTCCAAGCCGCCACAGAACGCGAAGCGCAACTGTTCAACCAAGCTAATCAAATCCTCAAAGGTTCGCAAACCGGCAAGCGCACCGCCATGCGGGAAAAGTTCGAAGACACAGGCGAAGGGTTCTCGCAAGCCGCTGCACAAGCATTGACAGGCGGCTGGAAATCTTCTCTGACTGGGATGGCTTCACGCGCACTTTACAAGACCACCATGACAGAGGATATGGCCGACAAACTGGCCACCATGCTCATGTCCACCGACCCGAAAGAAGTTGCAGCTGTAGTCAAAATCCTGGAAGACTATGCCGAGCGCGCCGCGCCCAAAGCCGCAGCAGCCACCAGAAGGGAAATCGGCACGACAACAGGCTTGTCGGTCAGCGCGCTGCCAGCGCCGAGCTCCGGCGAGAAGTTCGGCAACATAGAAGAGGAAACGCGCACGGAAATGCCCGCAGGCCCAGACATTGAAATGGACATAGAGTCCGAAAGCTCTCCCCGGCAGCAACGCTGAAACAGCGACTCAGCAGCTGTCTTCGCCCCGCTCCGTGCGGGGTGTTTTTTCTTCACACATGACGTAGTTGCGCATGTCGAGAATTATTTCGATGTGTTCAGCGGCTGTGTGTTGCCCTGCGGCGCGCGCTGTTTCGATGGCCGCGAGCAGCTCTTCTTGAGTGCGGCCCCAGTGCAAACCGGGGCCGAGCAGTTGGCGTATGTACGCCCATGTTTCACACAACCAGAATTCCTCATTGCAATGCGCTCTCGTCGATTTCTAGCATCTTCCGTAAGCGCTTGATTCTTTGTACTTCGAATTTTACCATATTGTCGTAGTATTCTCGCAGCCGCTGACACTCCAACAGATTGCGGCGTGCATCTTCCAGCTCTCTGTGACCGAGTTTCTCTGGGCTCGGTTTTTTGAAAAGCTCTACAATCCAATCATACCAGTGTTCTTCAATTGCTGGGTGGGTGATTATCTGATATTCTTCAGAAGCGCTGACAGTTCTGATACGCCGCCATTGCACAAAAGCAGATTTTGAGCTTTTCTGTATCGGTCTTGTACTGAGTGATTGATGAACTTGGTCATTAGTATGGTATGCGAACGGCGCAGGGGTTCGCGTTTCAATGCTTGTTCTGGCGTTAGACATGTGAACTCCAAATGCGGGAAATTGTTAATGATGGTTTGAGATTGTTGATTGAGCAAGCCTATAACCAGCACTCCTGTGCGCGCGGTGCGCGGCGCAGAAATTGGTTGTGGGTCGTGTTTGGGGTGCTGTTTGGCTTCTTCCTTGCGCAGCTCCAGCCGTTCAGCGACTTTGTCGGCCAACGCCTCAAGGAGCTGGTCTAGGATGGTGCGAAACAGGTCGGGTGCAGCTTCGGTTGGGGGCGGCGAGACAGGCGGCTCTGGTGGCTTAATTTTGGCTTCAGCGCGAGCACGATCTATATCAACCGCATATTTGTAAAGCGACGAAAAATTAGGTTTGCGCCGCCGCTCGGCAGGCAATGCGCTTTGCGCGGCAACGTACAATTCTTCCTTGCGCAGGAACGGTCTTTCGCGCAACAACGCGACCATCTGTCTATAGACAGCTTCGCGCTCTTGTTCGTCCCAACGTATTTTGGTGGCCATCTTTCACCTTTCTAAGTTCAAAAAACCGGGGCGCGCGGCCCCGGCAACAATCAGAAGCCGCTGGTTTCGCCAGCGTCTGTCGGGTTGTCTTCGTACTTGACTTGGACGCCGCCCTTCGCGATGTTGGCGTGGAAGGCTTTGGCGGCTGCATAAACTTCACTGCGGTCGACTTGTCCTGCCAGCTCGAACTTCACGCCGAACCAAGTGCCCTTGTCGTTGCTTTCGCCCACGCTCGTGACGCGAACGAAGTTGGCGAATGTCGGCGGCGTATAGAGCTGGCCGCCAGAGTTTTTGAGCTTGACGGAAGCCAACGCCGACATCAGCATCTTGGACTTCTTGATTTGGGTGGAAGTCAGCGACAACAACGCTTCACTCCATGCGCCGCTTTCCTGATCGATGATCAAGACGTAATGGTTGCGCGTGTCGTTGAAACGGTCGCTCTTCTCTGGGTTGATGGACTTGTCCTGCTCAGGCGCATAAAGCCGCCCGTCCAGTTCCACCACCTGACCTTTGGTGCGCATGTCTGCGACTTCCTCTGGGCTATAAACGCCGCGCAACCCACCGCCGTTGGCGCGTGCACCCCACCGCAAAAACTCACGGCGATAAGAGCAAGGCACGATGATCACGCCATCTTTGCCGGAAAACAGTCGGCCTGTGACGTTCTCGAAAAACATCCCGGCGCGCGCACCTTCCAACGCCGCGCCAGAGGCTTCGTCGACTTGCGGCGAACCCTTCTGCAACAAGCTCAAAAACGGAATAGCGAACGATTCCTGACCGGCATTTTCCATGCCCGCGCCAGCGTCAGCGGCAAAATCCATATCAGCGACCACCAATGCTGTGTTGGTTTCTTCAACCTTTGCAAGTTCTTTTTTGCTCACGATGTACTCACTTTCTAGTTTGGTGTGGGGCTCAGAAAACGCCGCCCCACTCAGCGTTCACTTCTTTGAAGCAGTGATCTTTACTTTGTTATAGGGATGCACCCCAAACAAATCGAACGGCACAGGATGTCCTGCGGCCATTTGTTCCTTGATGAATGACTTCAGTGTGCTGGGGTGCACACGCTCGACCATCTCGCCGCCGATTTGTTGCGCGCAAGCCACAGCAGCGTCACGTTCGTCACGCCCGAACTTGGCGACGACTTCGGTCTTGATCAAGCCGCCGAACCCGTTGGTCGTCAACCAGTCGTGCGCTCGTGCGCGGCGCTCTTCGCTGATGCCGCAGTCTATTTCTGGCTTGACTTCGATTGTTTCGCCGGTGGTGAGCTTGAACGTCGCCAACCCCAACTCTTGCATCAGGTCAGGCAAGTCTTCTTGCTCGACGCGTCGCACGTCTTTTTTGGCTGTTTCCAGCTCATTTTCCAAGCGCGTGACGTTCTCGCGCAACTTCAACAGCAACTCAGCCAGCTGCACGGCACGGTGTAAATCGCTCATACGTTCGCCTCCACGGAAATGTAGCTGCCTGATTGTCTGTCCCACTTAAGTATGCGCAGCAAGCCGCCGGTCTTGCGCACAGCAATGCAGGAAACTGCCGCGATGAGCGATGGGTCACCTACCGCAACAACATAATCTTCGTCTGAATAATCCTTCATCTGTTCGCGCAAGGCAGCGATCAATGGATTGATGTGGAGCCGGTTGGCGTTGGGCGGCAACATCACGACCAGCTCACCGAATGATTTGGCGTGATCCAAGTTGATGGAAGGCACCCAAAGTTTTGTGGCCGGGTCGTACTTGCTAGGTACTTGCGGCGCGTAGACTTTTGACATCACTTTTCCTTTCTAAATTTGTGAGGGTAATTATCCCGCTATAGCCGCGATTTCGTCTCCCAGCACCATTGCGGCGGTACGCTGTTTGCGCTGCAAATTGCGCGCGATCTGTTCGTCGATTGTGTTCTCTGCGGCGATGTCGATGTAAACAACATTCTTGCGCGTGCCGATGCGGTGCGCGCGGTCTTCAGATTGCAGCCTTGTTTCGAGGTTGAAGTCATTGCTGAAGTAAAACACTGTCTCAGCCGCCGTCAACGTCAACCCAATGCCGCCGGATTGAGGTTGTCCTACGAACACACGCACGTCGCCATTTTGGAAGCTGTCGACAGCGGCTTCCCTGTCGTCACGGCTCACCCCGCCGTGGTACTGAACGCAAGTGATGCCTGCGTCGGTGAGCGCGTCGCGGACAGCGTCCAGCTCTTCGCGGAACCGCGCCCATATGATGAACTTGCCGTCCACGTCTTCGATGGCGTCCATCAATGTTTTGAGTCGAGGGTTGTCGTCGGAAACGTACCGGATGCCGAGCGGCGTGTTGACGAAGCCAGACGTGATTTGTTGCAACTTGATCAATGCCGCCAACTCACTGACCGGCAACTCCACATTGTCGCCCAAATCAATGCGCAACTCGTCTTGCATTTTGTCGTAGGCGCGCTGTTGGTCGTTGTCCATTTCGAATGTGATGGTTTTGTAAATCTTGTCCGGCAAATCCAAGCAGTCTCGCTTCAACACGCGGAACGAATGCGGCTCCAGCAACTTTTGCAGCTTGTCAAGGTTGCGCCAACGCGGCGAGCCGTCTGGGTTGCGTGCGATGATTTGTGCGAATGCCGCGCGCGGGTTGCGGCGCACCATGTTTTGCATGAGCGGGTGGGTGTTGGGCAGCACGTCAGCGTATTCAGAAACGAACGCTCGGTAGCTGGTCGTACCCAACAAGCCGCTCTCCAGAAACTCCATTTGTGCGAACACGTCCACCGGCGAGTTGGTGACCGGCGTGCCTGAGGCGATGCGAGCGCCCTTTGCGTACCGGCGCAGCCGCATGAGCGCTTTGGTGCGAGCGGCGTCTGGGTTCTTGATGCGTGAACTTTCGTCCAAAACAATCCAGGAGTTGCCGCTCAACAAGAATCGCTCACAAAACTCGTAGCCCTTTTTCGTCACCAGCGCGTCGATGTTCACAGCCAGGAACCGCAGCGGAACAGATTCACCTTCTTGACGAACCTTGAACAAATCTTCCAATGAGCGCATATACCGTTGACCAGCACCTGAGCGCCATGCACGAGCGACGATGTTGCCTTCCATATGAGCAGGGATTTCTCGGTTGACCCAGTTGAGGTGAACGCCGTTGGGCGCCACCACCAAGACGGTGTCGATTATCCCCTTGGCGTACAGCCGCTCGGCGTCTGCGAGCAGCGTCCAAGTCTTGCCGGTACCTTGTTCCATGAACAAGGCATAGGTCTGACGACCGACCATGCGTTGTATGGCTTGCAGTTGATGCGCCATGCCTTGCGTTTTCATTCTTTGTCTCCTAGTTGCACCAGCATGTCAACGATGTTGTCGATGCCGATGAGCATTGCGGCTGACCTGAACTGCGGCGTGTTGTATTCGTTGATGTGGTCTGCGGTCGCGCCGCTGAACACGAACACTTCGTCGCTCACACCCACAACAACCAGAGAAATGCCGCCCCAGTTGCGCCAGTTGAGATGCCAATTCTTTTGCACTTGCGAGAGCCCTTTGTCGCCGAGGACTTTGGTGGAGCTGCGCGCAGGCCAATCTTTCACATACTTCAATTCTATTGGGATGAAGTTGCCTTTCACTAATGTGTCCACGTCAGGCCGACCAACACCGACCAAATTCTCGATCCGTTCTGTGTACACGCGGCCCGCAGCAGCGTCACGCAGACGATCCCACAAGCGTTGTTCTGGACGTCGACTCACTCAAATCCTCCTGGCGGTTCAATACTTTGATGCGTTCAATTTTTATCATGCCGAAGTTCGGTATCTTCTTGCCGCGCACGAGCAACACATCCTGTTCAGCGACCAAGCGTTCCATAGCAATGCGGCCCAGCGGCTCGTACTTAAAGCGGTCGACGCGGCAAATGATTGGGATGCCGGTGTCGTCCTTCAAGAAAAAGTCAGCGAACAAAGTTTGCCCACTCAACTTGCGGCCATCTCGCCGCGCGACACGGACTGTTTCATTCTCGTCGCGCAATTCTTTCTTGGCGATTTTGCCAATGAACAGCACGTCAGCGCCGTCAGGCAGCTTGTCGGCTTTATAAATGACCGACCCAACCCGGCAACCATGGCCCACGGGGTCGGCGTACCAATCAGCGTAGGCGTGGCTGATTGGGTAGAGGTCACTGAACTTGATGTGTGCTTCCTTGATGCGTTGCCGCAGCTTGTCGTCGGTTGTACCGAGACGGCGCGCTTCTACTGCGGCGACAGCTTTCGCAGGCCCGAACCCGACAAGGTTCATGTAGCCGCCGATCAACCTGCCATTTTGCACCGACCAGTTGATGTCGCTCAGGTCTGGGTCGAACGCTGTATATTCCACGCCTTCACGAGCCATCTCACGCAGGATTTCCATCGTCTGGTCGTCGTCTTTGGCTGACCTGAGGCAAGCCGCTGCATATTCCAGCGGGTGGTACGCCTTCATCCAAGCGCACCAATAGCTAATCACCGCATAAGCGCAGGTGTGCGACTTGTTCATGCCCCATGCGCCGAAGTTGCAGATTTCGTTCCAGATGTCTTGCGCGGTCTCTCCGTCAATTTTGTCTTGCGCCGCGCCTGCGATGAACTTTGCACCTTGCTGGTCAAAATATTCTTTCCCTTTGCGGCCAGACATCGCCTTGCGAATGACGGTGGTCTCATCCCACGAAAACTTGCCGATGTCGCGCACGATGCGCATGACTTGTTCTTGGTAGAGCACGACGCCGTATGTGTCAGCCAACAACTCCTCCAGCGCCGGGTGAGTGTAAGTCACCGGCTCTTGACCAGCCTTGCGAGCGATGTATTTCCCGGTCGCGCCGCCGCCCAATGGCCCTGGACGCGCCAACGCCGTCAGGTGGTCAACCGTTCTGAAATCGTCCACGTGCACTTGTGCTGAGATGGTGCGCTGGCTTTGTCCTTCAAACTGAAAGATGCCGGTGTATTTGCGCTGGTTGAAAATTTCGAGTACCTTCGGGTCGTCCAGTTTCAACCCATAAAGCTCCTCAGCCGTGACACAGTGCGTGTCCTCAATGATGCCGAGTGTGCGCAACCCCAATGCATCAATCTTGAGCAAGTTCAGGTATTCGCTGTCTGGCTTGTCGAGTTGCGCAACCCCATCCGGCCCGATGGTGCAAAACTCATCGACCGGCACATTACAAACAATCACCCCGGCGGCGTGTACGCCTGTGTGCCATGCGTGGTTTTCAACTTCTGACATGACCACAGCCTTTGGGTTGCGGTCCATGAATCGCCGCCCGATGTCGGTGTTGTTGAGCGTGTCCTCTAACCCTTTGCCGTAGCGTGAGTCACCTGACGAATACTCAATCAACACATTGAGCAGCTCGAACCGCTCTTTGTCAGGAATCCCGAACCGCTTGCAGACTTCGGCCATCACGCTGCGCGGCTTGAGCGTGTTGACGTTGCCGATGCGCGCCACACAGTTGCGACCATACTTCTCGGCAAGGTAATCGAAACATTGGTCGCGCTTGGTGTCCGAAAAGTCAATGTCGATATCAGGCAAATCCTTGCGCGTCAAATCAATGAACCGCTCGAACAACAACCCATGCGGTATCGGGTCAACTTCGGTGATCCCCAACAAGTAACAAAGCAACGAACCAGCCGACGAGCCGCGCCCCGGCCCCACCAGCATGCGTTCCTTGGCCCAAGCAATCAAGTCGGCCACAACGATGAAGTAGCTCTCGAAATTTTTGGCTTCGATGGCGCTCAGTTCGCGCTGCAACCGGTCTTCGTATTCCTGCGGCCAAGATGCCAAGTGACCGAGCGACAAACGGTTCCTGCGCCCTTCTTCAGCCAGCGCGCGCAAGTCTCCATCCACATGAATCAGCGGCGCGGTAGGCAACGCACCAGCGCACCGTTCAGCGACTTCGTGTGTGTTGCGTACAGCTTGCTTCCAAGCATCGTCGTCCAGGATGCGTAACGCTGCGCGCAACTCCTGCTCGGAGAGGATGTGTTGCGGCGTTGTCGCCTCACGACCACCAATCGACATGAACGCGGCGTAGTCGGTTGGCTGGGGATAAAAATTGGCGCTGCTCAGGACGAGGAGTTTGCCTGTACGACGTGCGAGCGCCAATGAAAAGCGTTGCGCCACGGGAGACGCAGGGTTGATGTCTACATAATCGAATGTGTCAGGGTCAGTCAACGCCGCGCCAGCGAACCTGATTACGCCCTTGCTCTCGCGCAGCAATGCGAGGGGGTCAGAATCTTTGGCGCGCAATGCGGTGCTGAACCGGTAAAATGCACGAGTGTCCTCGGCCAGCGCCCATGCTTGCGGCTTGCGACCGTCTGGTAGCGTGACGGAAAACTCCGTACCGAATAACGGTTTGAATCCCTGAGCGGCTGCCGCTTTGGCCCAACGTACGTGACCCCAAGTGCCGCCGTCAACGATGCCTGCTGCTGGCGCGCCGAGCTCCTTGATGGCTGCCGCCACACGCGGCACAGGGCCGAACGCTTGACGGAAGCTGAACTCGGTACGTACGCGCAACTGCGGGATTGTCATACTTTTTCCTCGAATGCCATCTTGTGTAAGTCTAACGCCACCACCACTTCCACCAGCGCCATCACATCGTCCAGCGCCCGGTGAGTTTGCGGCAGCGGCTTGTTGAGCGTGAACTCATAGAGCTCAGTCAACTTAGGGTTGCGGCCCCATTGATCCTTGTGCAATCCAACGGTGCAATATTCTTGCGCTGGCCAAGGGAAGTCCAACACATCACACCGCGCCAAATCATTACGAATCATCGCCCGGTCGAACGGCAAGTTGTGTGCAAACACAGCGAACGCCTGTCCAAAGATGTGCCGCAGTTGTGGCAATGCATCTTTGAACGATGGCGCGCCGACGAGCGCGTCGTTGGTGATGCCTGTGATGCGCGTGATCTCGTCGGTGATGTCCTCGCCGGGGTGCACAAGTTGAGAGAGCGTCTCTACAACCTGACCTTGCTCATCCACCAATGCCGCGCCAAGCTCGATTATCTTCGGTTGCTTGGCGAGCGGCGCTGATGGGTGCAACGTCAGCCCGGTTGTTTCCGTGTCGAAAACGAGAACAAGGTTGCTCACCCGGCATTCTCCCGGCGCACGATGAACTTCAGGTCTGTGCCAAGGATGGCGCGCGTGTCGAAGATCACGTAATGATACTTGCGCTTTTGGTCAATCAAGAACTGGTTGGTGTGGCTGCGCGTGAACACTTCCTGCGCGACCTTGATGCCCATGGTGTTGAGCTTTTGGCGAAACTTTTCCAGCTCTTCCTCGGTGCAATGCATGCCAATGTGCGAAACAGTCGGACGCCGCCCAGACATCCAGTTTGGCCCGGTTGTGTAATCCAACACCTCCAACTCTAGCGGCTTGTCGCCGGGGCGAGTGTTTTGGTAGTTGAATGAGAGGTCAGCTTCATTCGTGCCAGAAACGCCGAACACACGACCGTCAGCCACCACATGGTCTTCGACCCATTCGTTCAGGCCCAAGTCGGAGAGCAGTTGTTTGGCCTTCACTGGATCGTTCGGGCAAAGGGCAATTTGTTCGATGAAGAATTTCATTTCAAGCTCCATAAGGTAGCACGCAACCAGTCAGGTATTTGTGCCGGGGTTTATTGTGCAACAAAAAGGCCATGAACTCTGCGAGCTGGGCCGGGTCAGTTTCCTCACCGGCCAGCAGGGCATTGATTTGATATTGTTCAGCGTATTCTTTCGTCCAGCCGCGATGCTTGATGACTTGTTCCTCGATGTCCTTGGACATTTCGGTACCCTTGAGCTTGTTGGGGCTGATGCCGAAGACGGTGATGCCGTGTTTCTTGGTCAGCTCGCGCGCCAGCTGCAGCGTCATGATGTGCGCGGCCCCTTTGGAAGCGTTGTAAGCGAGCGATGTCGTCATGGGCATGTGCGACGCATTGCTCACGATGTTCAACACGGTGCCATGCGAACGCTTCAACTCCGGCAGCGCCCACTGGGTCATGCGGTAGATGCCCTTTGCGTTCACCGTCAAGACGTCATCCCAATCCTCTTCTTGGAAATCTTCCAGCCAGCCTGTGATGTTGATCCCTGCGCAGTTGATCAACACGTCCAGCCGCTCAGGACAGTCACCGTAAGTTTCTTGCGGGTCAACAACGTCATTGCCCTTCTTGCGGTCGAACTCAAACACCTCATGCCCATCGCGGCGTAGTGCCGCAACAGCCAGCTTGCCGAGCCCGGCCCCAGAGCCGGTGACGAGAATCTTGCTCATTGCTTTTCCTTTCTGATTAATGATTCGACCATGGCGGCGTAAACAGCGAGGTCATGGATTGAGTCTTCGTGCGTCAGGTCGCTGTTGGCGAACCGCGTCATCTTCACAACCATCAACTCGAACAAATGCCAGACGTTGTAATCTTCTGCGGTGTGCAACCAAACCCCATCAGGGAACATGGCCGTCATGACGTCGCCCACTCGCTTGTAATTGTCGCCATACACTTTGTTGCGTTCACGGTAGGTCTCGGCCATTTCGGCCAGGATGTCAGCGGCTGTCTTCATGCGGGCTCCTTGGTCTTGGGTTTTGTGTAGGCACAAACATTGTGAATCTCTCGCTTTTCAGCTTTTATCCCGGCGCGGAGATACATCGCCACCACGTCAGGCCTGTCGTCGTATGCCGCGACAATTTCTTCCATGGGTACCCCATAGATGTGCGGCAACCAGTTGAGCATCGTTTGCTTGAGTTCCAACGAATGACGGTGGTCATTGTTGTTGCGCATGACAAGGTATTCATAAGGTATCTTGTTGCGACGCAACCATTCCTTCGTCAGCGCGGCGTAGTGCACTGGGCGCGCGGTGAAGATGATTGTCTTGGCGTCGAAATGCTTTTCGAATATGTCGATGTTGCCGACATGGTCGAAGCCGCTCAACGAATGGTAGTCGTGGTAGCGCTCCATGGGGTCTGACTTTTGCCAGTTGATGTGCGGGATGCGCCATGCGTCGTCAGCGATGCAGTTGTCGAGGTCGACGATTATGAACTTGTTCATGCAGTTTTCCTTTCTGAGATACGGTCACGGTTGAGTTGCAGTGCTGCTTCGTCAGGCGTCCACTCGCCCCACCACTCAGGCGGCAAGTTGACTGGTGGTGGTTGCACGTATTGCGGCTTGTACCCGCGCACCAACATCTCCAGCCGCAACGCCAAAAACCGATCAAGGCACCAGCCGAGCCGCTGGTAGAAGAACTTGACGTGGCCAGCGCCCAACGTATAGCGCTCAGGCGCCACGAACTTTCGTTTGGACTGGTAGGCTTTGGCCGCTAGATTAAAAACGCGCGGTAGCTCGCGGTATTCAGCCAGCAGGTGCTGCCGGGAGAGCTCTTCGGGCGGCACGCAATTGATCCGGGTCATTTTGCCTCCTTGCGCATCTTGTCCACGATCTTCAGCAGTCGGCCCTTCTTAAGTAAATCGCCGCCATATTCTTCCTCGGCGAACTTTTCGATCTCTGCAAAGTAGTCGCGCCCTTGCTGGAACAAGAACTTCTCAGCCCATGGGTGCACGCGCAACACCTCATCGCACATCGCGTTCATGACCTTCTGATATTCGTTTTGTGTGCGTCCACCGGTGCGGCTCTTGGCGAGGTCTACGAATGACCTGAGGTTGAACTTGGCGACGATGTTGGTGCTGATGTTGGTCGGCAAGATGCCACGTGCGTCTTCGGCTGGCAGCCCGAGCTCGATCAACTTGTTGTAGCCGAGCCGGATATTCTCATTGACGATGTCGACGATGCCGCGTGCCTGAATGTCGTTGTTCACGCGGTCGGTATAGACGTAATCATATTCGCCCATGTTCAACACGCGCATTGTTTGTTGCGCGTAGGAAGCGTTGCGGCTCCGCACGAACTGATGAGTGAACGCGCGGCTGACGCCTTCAATCATGAAAACGTAATCCACAAACTCCCACGAGCTGGGGATTGTGTTGGCCATGTAATCTAGTTCGGCGAGCTTCTTTTCTTCCGGCCAAGCACGAATCTCATCCATCAACCCCGGCGACATCGTCAGCCGAGTTGACTTGGTGAAGATCAGAAGCTCCATGGCTTCTGGCGTTGTGCTGATTAATGTTACCTTCATGGTTGTTCCTTTCTAAGTTCAAGTCAATTTTCGCAACTCTTCTGTGAGGAGAAACGTCTAACGGAGATGCGCGTATTTGCCGCACGCGCGTGGCGGTGATGTTGAAGTCTTTGGCGACCACTGAAGCTGGCCGGTCATCCATGGAAATCATTAAATCGCGATTATACCTGCCGATGCGGCGTTTTATGTGACGCACCGCACAATCGAACTCCCGCTTGTCGCCCAACAACGACAAGTGAACTTCCATTGTTGAGAAGCGATGTTTCCGGTCACAAATGCGCGCATACTCAACACAATATTCGAGCGGCCTGTGGCTCACGCCGATGACCGCACTCTCAGACCCGCAAATGGGACAGTTCATGCTGCGGCTCTCCGCAGGTCGTAGGCGTTGTTGGCCTTGAGCAGCTTCTTGATTGCCGCGATGTCGTCTACAACGTCGTCGAGCAGTATGTTGCGCCAAGTCGCGAACCGACCCAACGAATATATGTTGCGCTCCATGGTGAGCCTGAACAACAGTTGTTTGCGCACAGCGTCATCGATGGGTGCAATCTTGCCATACTTCTGGTCAACTGAACCCAACGACTCACACCCGCTCAGTTGGATGCCGAAGCTCTTGTTGATTTCTTCGTCGTCCATGTCGCCGAGCGGCCCGACCGTTTCCACGATGAGTGTGTCGCCGGTGATGCTGGCGCGGTAGACGTTCAAGTGCTGTTCGGGGTAGTAGAGTGTTTGGAACACGTCAGCGCCGGGGATGCGCCAGCGATGCACCGTGATGCCAGAGCGCGAGAACGTCACCGGGGCGAGCCACCCCACCAAGCTCAACACCACCGGCAACGGCGCTGTGGAGATGGTTGGGCGCGGCGCGTTGTAGTTGGCGGGTGTTTCCCAGTCAATCCGGTCATTCACTGCGGCCACCAGCTGCTCATATAAGTCGTCCGGCGCGATGAACCGTTCAGCCGGGTCAAGGTTCCAAATGCTCCGCTCACCGGCCAGCCGCCCGACAACCTTCTGGGCGTAAAGGTTGGCCCAACGGATGGCGCTGGTTTGTTGGGTGCCGTCGGCCCAGATGCCCTTGCGTACCCGAACCTTGCGGAACTCAATGCCCGTCAGCCGCGCGACAGCGTCACTGCGGAAACGCAGCAACGCCTTGTGCGCAGCTTTGGGTTGCGCAGCGGCTTCCACCACTTGCGCATTCGGCCACGCATGGGCTGCAATCAGCCCCGCGAGGCCAGCGCCAACGATCACTGGGGCCGTCATTCGTCATCCTCAACGATGGCGAGATGATTTTTCTCGACCAGCTTTTGCAGGTAGCCGCGCACGTTTTGCTGGAAGTGTTCCTCTAGCTCTGCCACCGTGCAGGTTTGGTTCGGTGCGTTTTGCACGTAGACCAACACTTGGTTGCGGATTGAACCGGCTTGCGGGCGAGATTCACCCGCGTTGGTGGCGACCACCTTGTGAATGATTACGCGTTTGCGTCGTTCGCCTTTGGGTTGCTCTGAGACTTTCGGGCGCGGCTCGATGGGTTGTTGTGCCGTCACGGCATCGTGCAGTGAATGACTCATGGTGCCTTCCTTGTACGGATTGTTGTTTTTTATTTCGCTGGGCGTGAGCGCCACTGGCTGCACGCCTTTGGGCACGCCTGCGCGCCCGACAGCGTCCTGAGCGGACATGATGGCCATGCCCACTTGCACTTCTGCTGCTGCGCGGCTCCCGAACCCTTTGAAGCCGGGATCATTCTTCAGCGCGCGGTAAGTTGCGTTCAAGTCTTCCAATGTAGCGCCCTTCACGGCGTCACGGTCGCGGATGATGTTTGGCATTGCGTTCACCTTTCTGAGTTTGCTGAATTGATTATGCTGGATTTTACCACGTCTCGGCAACTTCTTCTGCGAGTTGCCACAACTGCGCATTGTAGTCTACCGAGCGAGTGATGTCGCTCAATGGGCGGGAAGTGGCCGCACGACCTGAGCGTGAGAGGCCTTCGATGCCGCCGCGCACGGTATTTTCCTGGACGCGGTTGAACACCGACCACAAGTCACCCTTGTCGTCTTCTGCGCGGCGCGGCTCCAGCAACTCAGCCGGTGAGAACCGTTGCGCGTCACCCCAACGCAGTTGTGCGGCGAAGCGCGCGAACTCAATGCGCTGACTTTTGCTCAGGTCAACTTTCGACCAGCGGTCGATTTGCGTGTAGAGCTTGGAAGTGTTTTTCGCCAACCCTTGCATGCGGTGAATCAAGTCAGCCGCCGCGTCACCGGTGTGACGTACCACTTCATGGCCAACCGTGTTGCCGACAACCAGCCCATTGGCGCAAACGAACCGGAACACTCCCGCCATCACGCGCGCCGAGGAAGAACCGTCGTGGCTGTTGATGAGGATGATGCGCGGTACGGCCCCATTGATTTCTTCGTGGTCTGGGTGGCGAAAGTCGATCATGTGCTTGGCGTAAAGTGAACTACGCTTGCGCGGGTTGGCGACGGAGCTGGTGGCAACCTGCCAACCTTCTTGCGCGAAGCGGTCGACAATCTCGCCGCTGGAAATGAATTGGTAACGCGCGCTCACAGTTGGGGCGGCTCCGTTGACCAAGGCGGGTGCTGGTAGTGTTTTCATGAGTGTCTCCTCAAAGGGTTTGTTGTTGAACAGAGATGGTGTAACCGAGGCCTTTGATTTGTTCCAGGACGCGATCGGTGAATGTTTTGCAGCCGACCAGCGTTGCGAGCTTTTGGGCTACCGGGCAAACCGGGTACACCGCCCGGTTGCCGTAGTTGTTTGCGATTCTGACGGTGATGTTCATTGCGTTGTCCTTTCTGAGTTAGACAATTTTGAACTTGTAGCCGCCGAAGTTTGCCTTGCCGGCAGCTTTCAATGCACCACGGAATTTGATGTGTTGGCCGATCGGCAATGCCAGCACCATGAACGCCTCCCGCACTGAACGGTGCGAGACCTTCTTGCCGTCAGGCGTGACAACCTCGACCGCGTGACGCGCTGCACGAGCAGCTGCGACCTGCTTGTCCTGCCATGAGGCGGCGATGGAAGCGCTGCGCTCGGCGCTGGCGGCAGCTTTGCGCACTGCGCGGCCAGTTTCAGTGTTCCACTCATGACCGCACATGTGGCAGTCAGCGATGTGTTCGTTGACGACATGTTGTCTGCCGCGAATGATGCGCACTTCGCCGGTGGTGAGGTTGTCGGTGTCGCCGCACTCAGGGCAGCGTAGCTCATGAGCGTTGTCGGCAGCGACTGCGCGCTGGGCAGCAGCCATGATGTGCTCGGCGGCAACCTTCGGCAACAAAGCAGCGCAACGGCGCTCGGCGGTCTTGCGGTCAGCGAACTTCTTGACCGGCTTGGCGTTGTGAGCGTTATAAAATGCGACCAGTTCAGCAGTGGTGGCGGTGGTGATGTTCATGATCAGTTTCCTTTCTGAGTTGTCGAATTAAATCAGGTCATGCTCTTCAACGGCGATGCAGTTGGCTTCGTCCTCGCCCCAGACATTGTTGCCTTGCGGCTCGTGGCCTGAGTATTCAGCGACGTCACCAGCGTGCTCGCACGCTTGCTTCAGCGTCTTGTAAACGCCGCCGATGGACTTCTCGCCGTCGATCGTTTCGGTCACGATGTAAACTTTTTTCATGGCTAGTTCCTTTCTGAGTTAGAGGATGGTTGGGCGGCTGATCATAGTTTGCGCAACGCCGTCACGCTCACCGTGTTCTTTGATCGTTGCTTTGACGCGCAGTTCATCGCCGCGCTCCCAAGGGTTAGAACCTTTGTAAACGACAACATTGTTGTCACCGTCGCGGCACACATTCACAAACGTGATTCCGAACCGCGTTTCGAAAGAGAACACAGCTTCCACTTTCAATGCAAACTCACGGCGCTCGCCGACGTTGCCGACATGCTGGCTGTTGGCGCGGTCGAGATCTTTCTTCGCAGCGAAATCAATCAAACGCTGTTCAGCGCGCGCCAATGCTTTGGCGACCACAGCAGTTTGTTTTTCGCTCAACGAACCCCAGTCATCCAGCGCGCATTGCATCTGAGCAAGCATGTTGCCGAAATCGCCCTTGTACATTCCGCGCACCAATGGGTGCGGCTTGTCTTCGTCTGCTGGGTGATGCTTGAACTCGCCGCGTTGGTTCAGCCAATCGCTCAGGCGCGCGTTGTTCGGGTCAGCTGCGAGCCACTCACGTGAGCGACGGATGGCTGCGTTGCGCTTGATTGCATCGGCGCGACCCTGCTCCCATGCGCCTACATTGTGAATTAGTGTGCCGCCGGTCGTGATTCTCATGGTCGTTTCCTTTCTAAGATATCCGGTCTTTTTGTGACCGTATCGTTATTCTCGTGAGAAAATCGAGTCACGGCAACATATTTTTGAATACCCCTGCAAAATGTAGGGTCTTTCCTAGGCTGGCGCACTCCCTTGCGGTAAACTGGGCGAGCCCAAGATGCCCGAGAATAGCACTTCCAAATCTCAGAAAGGATAAATTATGAAGGAAAATGAAGCATTTCTGGCCGATTTGGCCAGAGGGTTGGCCCCGGACGAGCGCCTTATTTTGTGCGGCTTCCCCGGCGACCCTTACGCCGCTGGCCCGACCGCTTGGCGGCCCCGGCCATGGAAGGTGGGCGCTGAGGTGCCATTCGGGCCGCTGGACAACGCCTACGTGACCGTGGGCGCGTTCAAGCGCGCCACCGACGGTACCTACCGCCGCCGCACCGAGACGTTCACGGCTGGCTTGGCGCTCATGGTGGACGATGTCGGCACAAAGGTTGACCGGACATTTGTGGAGGCAATGCAGCCAACTTGGAAGATCGAAACTTCTCCCGGCAACGAACAGTGGTGGTACTTCTTGCAAGAGCCTGAGCGCGACATGGCGCGGTTCGATGGGCTTATACGCGCGTTCATTCACGGCAAGCTCCTGGGCGCGGATCCAGGGATGAGCGGCGTGACACGTGTGGGCCGGTTGCCCGGACACTTGAATGGCAAAAAGGCCTACAACGGCTGGACAACGCGCGTGACGGAAGCCAACGGCACCCGGTGGACGCCGCAAGAACTCCTGGACGGGTTCGGGTTGCAAATCCGTGGACAGAGAGTCGCGCGGGAAAAATTGCCGACTGAGGAAGCGTTAGAGCGCAACCGTATGTTCATGAACGTCTACAAGTGGCTCGACCAGCGCAACATGCTCAAGCGGCATGAACCCGACCCGAGCGGTTGGACAGAGATGACTTGCCCATGGGTGGGTGACCACACTGGCGGCGTTGATTCAGGGGCCGCGATACGTGAGCCAGCGCCCGAGAACGATTATTACGGTGCCTTCAGGTGCCACCATGGACATTGTGTCAACAAGGGTTGGTCGCAGTTGACGGAATGGGTGAACGAAGAATCAATCGAAGAACTGGAAAGGGCCGCGCATGAATGAGCTTTGGTACTTCATTGTTTTGGCAGGCATCGGCACCATGGGCGCTGGTGTTTTTGTTTTGTTGTTGGGATTGGTCGCTGTGTTGGGAATGATGTTGGAGGACGACAGATGACTGAAACAAGATTTTGCACCAGTTGCCAAGCGACAAGGTCCATCGAAGGCGGGGAACGCAGGAGCACGCGCGGCGTTCCGCGTTGGGTCTGCCGCCACTGCATAGCGCGCAAGTGCGAAAGCATCTACAAAAGCAACCGGGCTGACGCTGTCCGGTCGAGGGAGAGAGCATGAACAGAGAAGACATCGTCCGCATGGCGCGGGAAGCTGGAATTGGTTGGCTTGAAAGAGCTGAGGGCACACCTGAATTTCTTGAACGATTTGCCAAATTAGTCGCAGCAGCAGAGCGTAACGATGGTATTCAATTAAAAAACATTGAGCATCCAATTTTTCTAGGCGATGCGTCAGACTATAAGTTTTCTAGCGAATCGATTGAAGAAGGGTGGCTACACCGTGAACGGCAACGGCTGACGGATGAGGAACTACACCTACAGGCAGCAGCATATGCAACCTACCGCAAAAATGCCTACCTTGAAGGAATGAAGAGCGGCGAAGTAGACCACATGAGTGAAGATGCATTGAACGGTAAGTGGCTCGCACACTACGAAGGCTACAGAGAAGGCTATTGGGCGGCGACAAACCCCGCCAAGCTGAAGGAGAAGAACGGTGGATGAACCGATTGCGAAGGTCATAGGAATTTACGACGGCTACTTTATGGCGGCTTCCATCAATGAGGCGGCATTGCCTGTTGTTGGTGCGCAACTCTATGGCGCGCCGCCCAAGCCGGTGTGGCGAGGGTTGACAACAGCGGAAACAAAAGCGCTTTGGGTCGCTGCGGAGAAAAAGCCGAGCGTGTTCGCAGAGATGATTGGACGGAAATTGAAGGAGAGGAATGCATGAGCTTTATTTGCCCGTTGCCGCCCATAAAAGTGCTTGTAAGAGCTGAATATTTGTATGACTTTGAGCGAGGCCATAACGAACAAGTACAAGGCGTTTGGGTGAGCTGCAAATCGCTGCGCGGCGAAGCGCTGCGGTTCGAAACTTACCTGCCTGAATATGGCGCGTTGTTCGACAAATTGCCTATCAGCGCATTTTTGCATGATGAGAAAATGCAGCTGGGCGAGTTGCCGCTGGACGTGTTGCAAATTTGGGATGCCATGAGCTATGACATCACACTCGTGGAAAAGCCGTTGTTGAAAGGGTTGCGCGCTGAATTTTTCGGCAAAGATAAACGAACGCATTCCGGCGAATACATGTTCACACTCGACAATGCGCACACCGACCCGCGAGTGCCAGACTACACATTCAGTGAAACGCCTGACGAACACAAGTCGTTCAATGTGTTGAAACTCGACAATGGACAGTTCGCGTTGCAACCGAACAACCGTTGCCGCTTCTTTGACCCGGCGCTCAACCCGCACGAAATGAAGATGCCGAACTTCCACGTCGCGACCAAAAAGTATCGCGTCGAACAACATGCAAAGTGGCGGTTAGGCGACACAACAACAACAACATACGACGACAGGGTCGAGGAAAAAGAATGACAACAATCGAGGAAAGAACTGCCGCCAGAGAAGCGGCGCTGGCAGCAGCCGTGGCAGCTTCCCGGCGGCTCGCGCGGCCTGAAGACTACGTGTTCGACAAAGCGCAAGAGGCATTTTGGGACTTGCGTGACGGGACACAACATTCAGAAAAAGCGGTCGACGCTTCCATCCCTATCGAGCTTTGGCGCGTTGAAGTGGAAGAAGCCGAAGAGGAAGCGCCAGCCGAAGGGCGGCGCGGGCGGCAACGGCGTCGACGTGAACGGCTCATCCCACCTTCGCGCGATATCATGCGCGTCGAAAATGATCAGTTCGTCGAAGGTAGCACGTGGTGGCCCGGTGAGCCGCAAATCATCAAGGATATATTTATAGATTCCAACGGGTGGCGTCCAGCGCCGGGCCGCAGGATCTATAACAAATACCTGCCGCCGCCCGAACTCACCGGCGACGCTGCACAAGCGGTTGTTTGGGTCAACCACGTACGCAAGCTCTGGCCCGACCCGGTCGAACATGAATTCTTCTTCGACTTCTGCGCGCATATGGTCCAGCGCCCAGACATAAAGTGCAACGCCGCAATCGTCTTGAGCGGCACACAAGGCATCGGTAAAGATGCGGCGCTCATGCCAGTGAAAGCTGCGGTAGGCAACTGGAACACCAAGAACATCGACCCCGACGAGCTGTTTTCTCCGTACAAGCCGTGGCTCGAGACCTTGATGCTCGTGGTCGACGAAGTGCGCCCGACGAAGGATGAGTTCCATGCGTCGAGCGCTTACAACATCCTCAAACCAATGATCGTCGCACCCCCAGACACGCTGCCGCTGAACGACAAATACGCGAAGCTCCGCCACATCATCAACCGACTGCGCGTGTTCATCACGACCAACGACTGGATGAGCATGTACATCCCGCCCGAAGACCGCCGCATGTTCATCATGCACTCTCACCTGCCACAAAAGTGGCATGAGAAAGAAAAACAACCAGCCTACTTCAATGAGTTGTTCGCGTGGTTCGAAAGTGGCGGCATCAATCACGTTGCCGCATGGCTGGCGGCGAGAGATCTTTCAGCGTTCGACCCCAAGGCACAAATCGCTCGCACAGCAGGCTGGGGCGCTGTGGCGGCTTCCTGGGGCGAACCTGAAGACGCTGTCGCTTGGGTGCTTGACCAGCTGGGCAACCCACCCGCCATCCTAGGACAAGAACTCGTCAACCCACAGTTCGACCACAGGGAAGAAGTCGCCAACATGCTCAAGTCGCCGCGCAAGATCTCTCACCGCATGAACCGCGCGGGCTACGTCAATGTGCCTGCACCGGGCGGCGCTGACCGATGGGTGTTCCGCTCGGAAGGCAAAACGCTGCGCGCGAGATATGCATTCGTGCGCGGAGAGCTGACCCGTGATATCGATGCCGCGACCGAGCTGGTCCGCAAAAGAGGAGAAGAATTGCTCGCCGCACAATCCCAAGATGGGGGAAATGTGGTCGTTTTGGAAGCAAAAAAGGGCGGATTCTGATCCCGAGATTGAAGCAGAATTAATTTCGATGAGAGCCGCAAGAATAATAGTCGTCTCGGGCAACTTGGGATCCTGATCCCGAGATTGAAGCATAATCCCAAAAATCCCAAGATAGTAATTGTTGAATAATTTTGTGTTAAATTGTATTAAATTAAGAAAAAGAGAAGAATAGGAAATCTCGGGCATCTCGGAATCTCGGGATTTGGCGGCGTACCCGAGATTTAGGAAACTTTTTATGCTTTGTGCGAAATAGAAACGCGCGGCGAAAATGTTGCCGGAAGAACAGAGCGCGGCGATAATCGCGCGAAGAATGCTGTGTGAAGCATTCAAAAATATTTGGAGCTTGATGCGATGCAGCAACCCAGGAGCAAGGGCGGTCGAAAGCCCGGCAGTGGCGGGCGTCCTCCAGGAATCCCAAACAAAGCTACGCGCGCGGCGCGTGAAGCCATCGCGGCGTTTGTCGACGACAATGCACCGCGCATGCAGGAGTGGCTGGACAAGGTTGCGCATGGCGTGCCTCGTGTTGATGCGGAAGGCAATCAGTTGCACGACGAAGACGGCAACCCGATGTGGTTCCACCCGCCCAACCCTGAGAAAGCGTTCAACATGCTCAGGGATGTGGTTGAGTATCACGTGCCCAAGCTCGCTCGCAGCGAGTTGACGGGCGCAGGCGGCGGCCCGATTAGTGTGGCGGCCATCGACATGAAAGGGTTGTCTGACGCCGAGCTGGAAACAATGCAGCGGCTCTTGGCGAAGGCGAGCGACGCATGAGCATCGACCGCACGCCAGTCGGTGCTGAAACAGAAGTGATCGAGGAATGGCTGCGGCAGTTCGGTGAATTGCAAGAAACACCCGAAGGCACAGCGGTGGTGCTCACAACAGAGCTGTTGCGCGAATACGCCGAGTGGGTTGCGGCTTGTCAGCGCGAATGTATCGCTCAGGTGTTGGAGCGGATGCCTGATGGTTACTGGGCGAACAACTGCGCGATGGCTATACGCATGATGAGGGCGCAACACTGATGAATGCTCCATTGAGCCCTGCTGTGATGTTGGACGCGATACGCCGTGAGAAAGAACGGCGCGCGGCGTCTGCATCATTGTACGAGTTCGTGAAGCAAGCATGGCCGATTGTCGAGCCCGGTGTGCCGTTCATCGCCAGCTGGCACATTGAAGTCATCTGTGAGCATTTGGAAGCGATTAGCTCAGGCGAGCTCCGCAAGCTGCTCATCAACATCCCACCGCGACATTCCAAATCTACCATCGTGAGCGTTATGTTCCCGATGTGGGAGTGGCAAGTGTCGCCTGAGCAAAAGTATTTGTGCGCGAGTTACAGCGGCACACTCTCCATCCGCGACAACCTGAAGGCGCGGCGGCTCGTGCAGAGCCCATGGTACCAAGAGCGTTGGGGCCAGCTGTTCGAGCTCGCTGGTGACCAGAACGCCAAGCAGCGTTTCGAGAACGACAAGACAGGCTACCGGCTCGCCACCAGCGTTGGCGGTACGGCCACTGGTGAAGGCGGCTCGCGGTTGTTGCTTGATGACCCGCACTCAGCGCAAGAAGCTCAGTCTGACGTGATCCGTCAGAGCGCGCTGGAATGGTTCGACGTTGTTTGGTCGACGCGACTCAACGACCCCAAGCGTGACGCGATGATCACCATCATGCAGCGGCTGCACGAAAAAGACATCAGCGGACACATCCTTGAGGACATTGGCGGCTGGGAACACTTGATGATCCCGGCTGAGTGGGATGGCGTAAAGCGCAAGACGATCCTGGGCCCATACGACCCGCGCACGACAAAAGGCGAGCTCATCTGCGCAGAGCGCTTCGGCGAAAAAGAAATCACAGAGCTCAAGCAGCTGCTCGGCGTTTACGGCACTGCGGGTCAGCTGCAGCAAGATCCGCAACCAGCCGAGGGCGGCATTCTCAAGACCAAGCATCTGCGGCTGTGGCCGCACGACAAAGGGTTGCCGCAGTTCGAATACATCTTGCAGTCCTACGACTGTGCGTTCACTGAAAAGACGACAGGCGATCCAACGGCTTGCAGCGTTTACGCGGTGTTCACGCACGACAACGAACGGCACGTGATGTTGATCGACGCATGGGATGAACACTTGTCGTATCCTGAGCTGCGCACGAGAGCGATCAGAGACTGGCAAACCGAGTACGGCGGCACAACGATCAAGGATGGGCTACGCACGGCTCGGCGGCCTGACCGCGTGTTGGTCGAGGCAAAGGCGTCAGGCCAGTCGCTCTTGCAAGACCTGCGGCTCGCAAAGGTGCCAGCCATCGGCTACAACCCCGGCAACGCGGACAAGGTCTCGCGCGCGCATCAGGCGGCCCCAACACTGGAACTCGGCTATGTTTGGGTTCCTGAGAGCGCCAAGAACCCCGGCCATGCGGTGAGTTGGGCATTGCCGTTCATCAAGCAGCTCGAAAAGTTTCCTGTGGCCGAGCATGACGACTATGTCGACACGTTCACTCAGGCGATCATTTACCTCAAGAACGATGGTTGGTTCGACTTGCCCAAGGCACGCGACCCAGACGAACCCAAGCAGTGGAAGCGTGAAAGGATCAATCCCTATGCAGCCTAAGAAACCAGTGTGGGAGCGCTCGCGCCCCAAAGACCTGCCTGAGCCGAAGGCGCTCAGCAAGAAGCAAAAGTCCAGCGCCAAGAGCATGGCCAAGAGCGCCGGGCGGCCCTACCCGAACCTTGTCGACAACATGCGCGCAGCGCGCAAGAAGGGTTGAGCCGTGGTCGACAAAAGCAAGATGGCCTGCAACAAACCGCGCAGCACGCCTGACCATCCGAAGAAGAGCCACATCGTGAAAGCGTGCGAGGGCGGCACAGAGAAGATCATTCGCTTCGGTCAGCAAGGCGTCAAGGGCTCGCCCGAGGGCAGCGCACGCAACGATTCATTCAAGGCGCGCCACGCGAAGAACATCGCCAAGGGCAAGATGAGCGCGGCTTACTGGGCTAACAAAACCAAATGGTGATGAGCTATGGCTGACATCCGTCCAACACCCGAGCAGCGCCCGATTGCGGGCGGCTTGGCACGATTGCTCCAGCGCGCCGACAAGTTCGCTCGCGCGCCATTCGGTTATTCCAACCCGCCAGTCGAAGTCATCTCTGACTTCCTGCGCGTGCCGGAACTTTACCGCACCATGGAGAACTATGCTTACGGTTCGCCGTTGGCTTCTGGCACGAGTTCTGTTTCTCGTTATCTGCCGCGCTTGAGCGAGGACACGAAGGGCGCGATTGAAGGTGCGATCAACTTGGCGCCGATGGTCGGGCCAGCAGCGCGCGCCACGACAGCCGGTGCAACAGCGTTGGGGCGCTTGGGCGAGCGAGCAGCAGCTCGTGCGGTTCCTCAAATCATGGAGCGTCGCGGCGTTGGTGCAGACCTGTTGTCGGCGCTGGCATCAGGCACAACCAGCAACGTCATCAAGCCGAAGGGTGGCAACTGGATGGCTGGGCACGTTGAGCGAGCATTGGAGCCGCTCAAAAGTGCAGACGAAGACGCGGCAGTTCGAGCCATGTTGCGTGCGAATCCAAATCTCGATCTAGAAGCTGCTCGCCAATTTGCGGCTGCGGGGGCTGCTGTCCCGCCGCAAAACCAAGCCATCAACCGTTGGATCGACACAAAGCTCGCAAAGTACATCCGCAACGAGATGGGCACACCGGAAGATCCGGTGCGCGCTCTCGCTGAGCGCGGCGTGTTGCACGTGAGCCCCAACGAACTCAATTATCGATTCAATGCTTATGGCAAATATCCGCAGCCCGGCCAAGAGTTCCTGGCTACCAGTGATGCAGCGAAAATGTGGGAGGGCACCAGCGACAACGCCATCAATGTTTTGACTGCGGGCCAAATCACAAGGCCCGACATCGCCGATGCTCGGCTCATCGCGAAGAATCCATGGCTCACCAAGTTGCCGCCGGAAACGAATGTTTACGCGACCATGGAAGCGGAGACGCTGGCAAACGACCTTGGCTTCCCGCACCTGATCGACGAACTGAAAGCCGCAATGAGCCCGACGAGCGACTTGCCGACGAACTTGCGGTTCGACCCGAAGGACATCGACAAGCTCACTGTGCCGCAAGCCGTCGAACGCGTGAGCAAGATCAACGCATGGCGCGCCGAACAAGCTGCCAAAGCTGAGAAAGCAGGGATGATGGAAAACCTGCAAGCGGCTCCGCGCTTGGCCGACGAGAACTTGCAGTTGTCGTTCGTTGAAAAACCCGGCGGCGCTTGGGTGGACATTCCAGAGACGGTCAATGAAGAAGGCATAAAGCTCTGCACATCAATCGGCAAAGCGGGTGGCTGGTGCACCATGCACGAAGAGCGCGCTAAAGACTATGGGGCAGGTCATAACCGGCTCACCGCGCTCATCGACGCGGAAGGTCGACCACACGCTCAGGCGAAGATCACGTCTATACCAAGCACCGGCGACATCATGGACGACATGGACGATGTCATGCAATCTTTGTCTGCCGCAGAACGCAAAAAATTCAATCGTTTCCTCGGTTCTGACGATTTTGATGGAGACCCAGAAGAAGCGTTCGATTGGTTGAAAAACAATTTGCCGGAAGTTTACCAGCGTTACATTTCTGAAAACGCTGTTGCGATCCCTGACATCACCGAACTCAAGCCTCCCGGCAACTCATTCAACAGCAAGCGCGCACGAGAATACGCCGAGCGCGACCCGCAATACAAAGCCAAGGTCACCGACTCTGTCTTGAACTTCCTCAACAGCGGCCAATGGGGTTCTGTCAGCGACCTGCATCATTACGACATCGTTGATTTGGCGAGCGAGCGTTCGGTTGAAAGTGTGTTGCAAAAATATTATGGCTCGCATTCTCGGCAAGCGATGCAAGAGTTCAACACCGCGTTAGGCAACAATCCGAGCGCACCGCGCTTCATGACAGAAACGCAGTTCTACAGATTCTTAGAGCCTAGCGTTGAACCACCCGGCTACGCCGAAGGTGGCGTGAAGAAACCGAGCCCATTCGACGAACTCGAACCGACATTCGGCCAGCGCATGGGGGCAGCAGCAGCTGACAAGCTCGCTGAAGCAGGCTTGTGGCTCTACGACAAATTGGCAGACCGCGACAAGTTGTCTTCCGCGCACAAAATTTATTTGGACACGTTTGTTCATGACAAACGCGACCCAATCACGGCCAAAGATTTCAACCCGCAAGATTTGATCGAGCTGCAGAATCTCATCCAGCAAAAAGAAAAATTGACCGGCGGCAAAGGCAGGGGCTACATCCAGTACCAAGATTACAAAACTTTGCCCGGTGGTGACCAACGACGCGGCGTTCCAGCAAATCTGACTGGCGGCGTTTTGCCTCCAAGGTTGTCGCTCGGCAAATCGCTGGGCCAATTCAACTATGAGCGCGACCCAAAGACGGGCCAGTTCCGCATCATTGATGAATACGATTTCAACCCACAAACAATAACCGTTGGCGGCGAAAAGGTAGAAGTGCCGTTAGAGTTTTACGGTGATTACGTTGAAGACGCAGGGTTCTCGCCTTATGCATTGGCGCGTCTTTATGGTGGGCGCAAGATGCCGCCCGGCAAAGGGCGCAAGGTCGAACTGAGTGTTCCGGGCAAGGCACGCGGCGGCGCGGTCGATTATGACCCTGACGAGATCGCAAGGTTGGCAGCGAGTGTTGTGCCCGGTTACGCCGCAGGCGGCTTGGTCGACTATGACCCAACAGAAATAGACACAATTGTGTCCAAACTGAAAGAGGAATTCCATGGCTGAAATGAACAAGCCGCTCGAAGACGACGAAGAACAAGGCGAAATGTTCGAGCTCGAAGACGACGAACTCGAAGTTGAAGACACCGAAGACGGTGGCGCGATCATTCGTATGGAAAACGAACAAGACGCCGCAGTCAAGCAAGCGCACTTCGCCAACATCGTCGAAGAGGTCGACCCATCCGCGCTCAAGACGGCGGTGCAAGACCTGCTGGAAAAGATCGACAAAGACAAGGAAGCCAGAGAAAAACGCGACAAGCAGTACGAGGAAGGATTGCGTCGCACTGGCTTGGGCGACGACGCACCCGGCGGCGCTCAGTTCACTGGCGCCAACAAGGTTGTGCACCCGATGTTGGTCGAAGCCTGCGTGGACTTCAGCGCGCGGTTCATGAAGGAAGTGTTCCCGCCGTCTGGCCCGGTGAAGAGCAAGATCATGGGCGAGCACGGGAAAGACAAAGTCGACAAGGCGCGGCGCAAAGCTGACTTCATGAACTGGCAGTGCACAGAACAAATGCCCGAGTTCAGGAGTGAGCTGGAGCAGCTCTCCACGCAGCTGCCGTTGGGCGGCGGCCAGTACTTGAAGCTCATGTGGAACGCGCAGTGGAAGCGCCCATGCTCTGAGTTCATTGCGATTGACGATATTTACTTGCCGTTCGCGGCCACGAACTTCTACAGCGCCGAGCGCAAGACGCACGTTCAGTACATCACCAAGATGGAATACCAGCGGCGCGTCAAGGTTGGAATGTATTCTGACGTCGACGTCGGACAACCAGAAGACCCCGAGTTCAGCAAGTCGAGCCAAGCCAACGACAAAATCGAAGGGCGCAAGGACACAGCCTACAACGAAGACGGCCTGCGCACCATCTTTGAGGTTTACACTCATTTGGACTTTGGCGACGGTGTGGAGCCCTACATCATCTCCATCGACAAAAGTTCCGGCAAGGCGCTTTGTTTATACCGCAACTGGGAGCCAGAAGACCAACAAAAGCGCGAGCTAGACTGGATTGTTGAGTTCCCATTTGTGCCTTGGCGGGGTGCTTACCCAATCGGCCTCACGCACATGATCGGCGGCCTGAGCGGTGCAGCCACCGGCGCGCTGCGTGCATTGTTGGATTCGGCTCACATCCAAAACATTCCCACGCTGCTGAAGTTGAAGGGCGGCCCCAACGGACAAACCATCAATGTCCAACCGACCGAAGTGGCAGAAATCGAAGGCGGCGCGCTGATCGACGACATTCGCAAGCTCGCGATGCCTATGCCGTTCAATCCTCCGTCAGCCGTGTTGTTCCAGCTGCTCGGATTCCTGGTCGACGCGGGCAAGGGCGTAGTGCAAACATCGTTCGAGAAGCTCTCTGACGCCAACCCCAACCAGCCTGTGGGCACGACGTTGGCGTTGATTGAGCAGGGCATGGTTGTTTTCAGCTCGATTCATTCGCGGCTGCACAACTCCATGGCGCGCGTGTTCAAGATCCTTCACCGCATCAACAGTGCTTACCTCACCGACGAGGTTGTTGAAGGTTACGAAGCAGGTTTAGAAGTCAAGCCGCAAGACTTCGACGGCCCGTTGGACGTCATTCCTGTTTCTGACCCAGCGATTTTCTCGGAAACGCAACGCTTTGCGCAAGTGCAAGCATTGATGCAGCGCGCGGCGATGATGCCGGGCATGTACGACCAGCGCAAAGTGGAGGAAATGTTCCTCCGCGCCATGAAAATCCCAGACAACGACGTGTTGAAGCCGGATCCAGGCAAAGACAACGTCGATCCTGTGTCGGAAAACGTGGCAGCCGCCATGGGCAGGCCGATTTATGTGTTGCCGAAACAGGATCACATGGCGCACATCAAGACACACGTCGCATTTTTGAAGTCTCCGCTGTTCGGAATGAACCCGGCGATCACACAGACTTACCTTTATCCGATCGCATTGCACTTGCGCGACCACTTGTTGAACTATTACTTGGTCGAAGCGCACGAAGCGGTCGAAAAAGCGTCCGACGAGAACTTAATTGGCAAAGATGCAATGCAAGAGGTGCAGATCATCTTGCAAGTTCAGCAATTCATCGAGCAACAACTCGGTGCGTTCGCGCAAGAGCTGGCACAACTGTCGCAAGCTGCAGAGCAATTCAAGCCGCAGCCGCCCATGCCGCCAGATTCTTCGTTGCAAGTGGCTCAAATCGGCGCTCAGGTGCAACAAGCCGCGCTGCAGCAGCGCGCTCAGAGCGATCAACAGCGCCTCGCGCAACAAGCGCAAATCGAACAACAGAAGTTGGCAGACCGCGCACAAGAGCGTGCCGAGAAGTTGCGGCAGGAAGAGTTGCGTCAGATGGCGGAAAACGAACGGACAGCGGCAGAGATTGGTGCACGCGAACGCATGAACACCGCCGACAACGACACGGCAATGAGGTTGGCTGCGGCAGAAATCGCCAGCGGCGAAAAGATAGCGGTGAGCACCGGCACCGGCATCAATCCGGGCACACGTTAATTTTTTATGGAGGCAACAATGAGCGACAAACCAACACCCGGCACCGTACCGATGAGCGGCCCTTACGTGAAACAAAAACACCGCCTCGCGGCTGGTGAAAAGCTGAACGGCCAGACGCTCCCAGCAGCGCCCAAGACCGCTCCAGGGCCAAAAACCCCTGCATGAATGTAGTCGACCAACTATTCAACCGCCTCAAGGAACAACAGCGGGAGTTTGCGCTGGACGCCTTGAAGCGGCCCCAAACACGAGACACCTTTGAGTACGGGTATCGTGTCGGCATCGTACAAGGGTACGAAGCCGCCATCAATGTGCTCTTGCAACTTCTGAAAGAGGAGAAAGACAGTGACCCAGACCTATGAGGACGCATTGGCAGAGGCTTTTCCGGCGGTAGACGCTGGCATTCAGCCTTTTGGCAGCCGTGTCCTGGTGCAAATCCGTACGCCAAAGAAAAAGTCGGCAGGCGGCATCATCATTGACACCGGTTCACGTGACACCGAAAAGTGGAACACACAAGTTGGGAAAGTCATTGCGCACGGCCCAGTGGCCTATCGCAACCGCAACAATCTCGAAGCTTGGCCTGAAGGTTCGTGGGCGCATGCCGGTGATTTTGTGCGTGTGCCAAAATACGGCGGCGACCGTTGGGAAGTTCCAATGGAAAACGGCGAGAGCGCGATGTTTGTGATTTTTAACGACTTGGACATAATCGGCAAGGTCGATGGCGACCCGCTGGCTGTCCGGGCATTCATCTGAAGGAGATGAACCATGGCAGAAGTAATGAAAGAAGATGACGAACAGCAAGAAGAACTTGTCATCCTTGAAGAGGATCCTGCGTCAAAACAAGAAGAGCCCACCGGCGTAGAAGACGAAGACGCGCGCGTCAACGCATCCAACGAAGATGACGACGACGAACTCGACGCCAGCGACAAAGAGCGGGAAGCCATCCGCGAACGTCGTCGTCTGGAAAAGCAAGAGCGCAAGGTTCGCCGTGATGAAGCCATCAAGCGCGACAAAGTCGAGCTTGACTTTCTCCGCAAACGCAATGACGACCTAGAGCGCCGTCTCAGCGCGCAAGAGCAGCGCGCTCACACAGCCGACTTGCGCGGCTTCGACGCTGAGATTGCACGCGCCCAGCAAGAAGTCGAAATGGCCGAAAAAGTCATCGCCAAAGCCGTCGCAGCAGGCAACGGTGAAGACGTGGCGCAAGCCATGCGGTATCGCGACGCAGCGATGCAGCGCGCGCAACAGTTGACTTACGCAAAGCAGCAAACCGCGCAACAACCGCCAACGCAGCAAAACACGCCAGACGACACCGCGATGCTTTATGCGCGGGAGTTCATCCAGGAAAATCCTTGGTATGACACTCATGGCGGCAATGAGGACAGCGCCATCATCCTCGCCATCGACCAGTCTCTCGCCAAAGAAGGGTTCGACCCGCGCAGCGAGGACTTCTGGGATGAGCTGCGTCGCCGGGCAGCGCGCCGGTTGCCTGAGCGTTTTGCGTCGAACAAAGAGCCGCAGCCGCAGCAAAAACGGGAAGCGCGCGGCGGCCCACAGGTAGGCTCCGGCAAAGAGCACGCCCCAACCAGCACTCGCAAGGAAATTTACATTTCCCCAGAGCGCAAACAAGCACTGATTGAGGCAGGCGTTTGGGACGATCCTGTTTTGCGTAACAAGTACGTTAAGCGTTACGCAGAATACGACCGCAATAATAAAGCCTGAGTGTTGCCTTTTTTGAAATTCCACAACATAATGTGCACAATCGCTGAAAGGAGCGAGCAATATGACCGACGAACGCCTGAAGAAATCCGCTGGAGACAATCGCACAAATCGCGCGATGGAAGATCGTGCTGTCACTGAAAATCGTGAAGTCACCGAAGATGAGCGGGTTGAAATGTTCCGTCAGCAGTTTTTCCAGTCCTCATTACCGGACTTGCCTACCATTCCGGGCTGGCACACATGCTGGCTCACAACCACCAATCCACGTGACTCCATCCAAATGAGAATTCGTTTGGGTTACGAACCCGTGAAGCCGGAAGATGTTCCCGGCTGGGAATACGCCACACTCAAGACGGGTGACTGGCAAGGGTTCATCGGCGTCAACGAAATGCTAGCATTCAAGCTGCCTATTTCACTGTACGAAAAATACATGAAAGAAGCGCATCATGACGCGCCATTGCGTGAAGAAGAGAAACTCACCGACACTGCTGAGTTCTTGGAACAGCAAGCGCGCGCATCGAAATCGAAGCTGCAAATTGGTGAAGGCAACATGGAGATGGGACAGCGGCGTGAGGCCTTATTTGACCTCACGTGACGAACCATTTAACCATTAGGAGTAAGCAATGTCTTCGACTAGCGCACCTTTTGGCTTCCGTCCGTCTTACCACAACAGTGGCCAGATGCGGCCGAAAGCCTACACCATCGCGTCGACTTACGCTGCCAACATTTTCTCGGGTGACCCTGTAAAGTTGACAGACAACGGCGTGATTCAGTTGGGTACCAGCGATGGCACCCGTTCCGGAACCGTTGACGGCGTCACGCTGCTCGGCATCTTCGCAGGTTGCCAGTATCTTGACTCGTCGGGCAAGCCAACCATCAGCCCGTTTTGGCCTTCTGGCGTGACTGGTACGGAAATTGTTGCTTGGGTCTATGACGACCCAGAAACACTTTTCGACGTTCAATACACCAACCCTTCGGCTGGCACCACAGTGCAAACCGCTGTCGGCGAAGAGTGTGATTGGACCGTTGCCTCACCCGGCGGCTCGACTCAAACCGGCCTGAGCAATTGCCAACTCACCGCGATTCAAGCTACTTCTGGTCAATTCCAGATTACTGGTTTCGCATACAATATCAACGACTCGCTCACAGATGCTTATGTGCAAGTGACTGTTCGAATCAACGAACACACTTACAAAGCTGCTGTGAACTCGGTATAAGGAGGGTTGACGAATGGCTACCCCAATGCGTAGTACCGACTTTCGGTCGGTTGTCGAACCTATCCTGAACGAAGTGTTCGACGGTGTTTACGAGCAACGTGCTGACGAATGGAGCATGGTGTTCCGTGAGCAAAAAGGTATTCCACGCAACTACCATGAAGAGCCAGTGCTTTATGGTTTCGGTGCAGCGCCTGAACTGCCTGACGGCATGGCTGTCAGCTATCAGTCGGGCGGCGTGCTGTTCCTGCAGCGCTATCTCTACAAGGTCTATGGTTTGGCATTCAGCCTGACCAAAGTTCTCGTGGAAGACGGTGATCACATCCGTATCGGTCAGACCTACGCCAAGCACTTGGCACAGTCGCTGATTGAAACGAAAGAGACACTCGGCGCCAACGTACTGAACCGCGCGTTCAACGCTGCTTATCCCGGCGGCGATGGCGTGGCACTGGTTTCGGCCAGCCACCCAATCGTGAACGGCACGTTCAGCAACCAGCTGACCACCGCAGCGGCACTGAGCCAGACTTCTCTGGAACAGCTGCTCATTCAGATCCGCAACGCTGTTGACAACAACGGCAAGCGTATCCGTCTGACGCCGCGCAAGATTGTCGCTGGCCCATCCAACGTCTTCCAAGCTGAAGTCCTGTTGAAGTCGGTGCTGCGTACTGGCACTGCTGACAACGACATCAACCCAGTGAAGTCGATGGGTCTGCTGGCAGAAGGTCAGGCTAACTTGTCTCGTATTACTTCAACCACCGCATGGTGGATTGAGACCGATGCACCAGAAGGTCTCAAGCTCATGATGCGCCGTGGTCTGGAGAAGAGCATGGAAGGCGACTTCGAAACCGACAGCATGCGTTACAAAGCCACTGAGCGTTACACGTTTGGTTGGACTGATCCACGCGGCATTTACGGTACCGCTGGCGTTTAAGCAGTGAACCCCGCTCGGGCAACCGGGCGGGGAATTCCGGGGTTACCCGGTGTTGTAGACAGTCCCGGCTGACGTCATGCAGACTACAACGCCCTGAATACTCGCATGAGAGGAAACGAACATGGCATCTACTACCTTTTCTGGCCCAGTTACTTCGACCAATGGTTTCATCGGCGCTGTGACGGGCAATGTGACTGGCGACATTTTCGCTACCAACCAAGCTTTGTCTGGTGCGGGCGCGGTGAATGTGACTGATATGCTCACCAGCCTGACGACCACCGGCGCTGCGCAAGCATTGACGCTGGCCAACGGCACGCTAGGCCAAATCAAGATCATCAGCCACGTTGTGGATGGCGGCTCGGCAGTTCTGACGCCAACCACCAAGATTGGCTTTACGACCATCACGTTCACCGCTGTTGGTGACAGCGCGATGTTGATTTACACCGCGTCTGGTTGGGACATCGTAGCTTTGAACGGCGCTGTCGCGGCCTGATTAGGAGGTCGTTATGGCTGATGCCGTCTCTTCACAAACGATTCTTGACGGTGAGCGACTGTTCATCGGCAAGTTCACCAACATCTCGGACGGAACCGGGGAGACGGCTGTCGTCAAGATTGACGTCTCCACTCTTTCTCCGAACGCCAACGGCAACGCTTGCAACGGCGTCAAAATCAACCGTTTGTGGTATACCACGCATGGCATGGAAGTTCGCATTTTGTTTGATGCGACAACTGACACATTCGCGTGGATGATCCCACAGAACAATAGTTATTTTATGGATTTCTCGTCTTTTGGTGGGTTGCCTAGCAATGCGGGCGCGGGCGTCACAGGCGACATTTCGTTCACCACAGTAGACGCTTCTAACGGCGACATGTACACCATCGTCATAGAAGGCATAAAAACTTACGCTACGAGTTGAGCGATGGAATTGATGCTTTGGAATTTGGTTCTTTCTTTCGCGATCAGCATCTTGGGTTGGGTGTTGAGGGAAAAGTCTGCAGAGCTCAACCGCGTCACCATCTTGCTGAATAGAACGCGCGAAGAGATAGCGAAAGAGTACGTAACAAAAGTTGAAGTGCATGCAGACATCAACCGTGTCATGAATCGGCTAGAGGTGTTGGACGCAAAGCTCGACCGGCTCATTGAAAGCAACCGCGTAAGAGGAGTTTAGCTATGGGCAAGTCACTGAAGTACGTCAAAGACTTCGATTTTTCCAGCGCAGGCAAGACGGTTGGGTATTGCGGCGGCGGGATGGCCAAAAAAGGCTATGCCGAAGGCGGCAAAATGCGCCCAGCGGTCTCTGCGATGGCCAAAAAAGAAATAATGGCCACGCCAACAATGCAAAAACGCGAAGTTGTTCAGCGGGAAAGCGTCAAAGCGCCTACTGCGCCTGAAGGAATGTTGCGTGATACGTCTTCTTTGGGCATAAAAGGCAACAAAAACCCCGGAATCGCACGCCGTCGCATGCCGGTGGCTCCGAAAGAGCCAATGATTGCGCCATATAAAGAGGGTGGCGCTGTTCCAAAAGCGGGCGCGAAGAAAATTCCGAAGGTCATGCACGAATTCAAGGCGGGCGAACTGCATTCTGGCAGCAAAACTGGTCCGGTAGTCAAAAGCCGCGAGCAAGCATTGGCGATTGCGTTGAGCGAAGCTCGTGCAGCAGGCAAAAAGAAAAAGTGAGTTGTCATAAACAGACAACTCAAGCATAATTGGGTCAATCGGGCAGGCTGCCAACAGCCGCCATGTGACTGAATGGAGTTAGCATGGCGTATTCAGGGAACATCGGCGGCACAACAACCAATGCACTGAAGGTGGTGGATCACGCCTTCCGGCGTTGCCGTCTTCCTGCGCAAGCCATCACTGCAGAAATGCAGTCGTACGCGCTGGAATCCTTGCGGTTCATGCTCAATGAGCTCGCCAACATTAAGACGCCCAGCTGGTGCATTCAGAAGTTGATTCTTCCGATGTATCAGAATCAACCGCTCGTCACGTTGCCTGAGGGCACGGTTGAAATCCTCAACTTGAATTACCGTGTGTTGCAGTTGTTGGATGGCACAACAACGACCACGTCCACAAGTTACACCGTCAACTTCACAACTCAAACGACCGTCGACACCGTAGGAATAAAATGGAGCGCGGCGGCTGTGCCTGTGACGTTCCAAGTGAGCACGAATGGCACTGTTTGGACGACTGTTGGCACTTCGAGCGAGACCGCTGCCGCTGGGGAAATAACTTGGACAGACATTTCGGGCGCGCTGCCATACAACTATTTCCGCATCACGGCTACGAGCACGTTGAGTTATAGCGCGATCACGCTCGGAAATTTGCCGCAAGAAATTCCGTTGGGGCAGTTGAACCGTGACAGCTACGTGAATCAGTCTAACAAAGTTTTTCCGGGCCGCCCGAGCAACTACTATTTCCAGCGTGACCTGCCGCAGCCAGTTGTTTATTTGTGGCCTGCACCGTTTTCCGCAGCTGAAGCTGCACAATTGATCCTCTGGCGGCATCGCCAGATCATGGACACAGAAAACTTGCAACAAGAAGTCGAAATGCCAGACCGTTGGCAAGAAGCCATCATCAACGGGCTCGCCGCTCGCATGGCCGCTGAAACACCTGCGGTGGACGCGCAGCTGATTCCGATGCTGGAACAAAAAGCATTGATCAGCCAACAGCGCGCGTGGGATGGTGACAATGATGGTTCGCCGATTCAGATCAACCCCGGCATAGGCGTTTACACAAAGTGAGCAGCGGCAAGTTCCTCGACCCATCTGGCCAGCCGACCTATGGCATTGGCATTTGTGGTCGTTGCTCGCGCAAGATGTTGTTGGCTGATTTGTCGCCCGACCCGAACTATCCAGGCTTGATGGTTTGTGAAGCTGACCGCGATGAATACGATCCATACCGTCTCGCGCCGCGCCGCCCGGATCAAATTGTGCTCCCGTTTGTGCGCCCAGACACACCGATCAACACTCGGCCCGCTGGCTTGATCCAAGAGCAGGGCAATGAGTTCATCATCACAGAAGATGGTGACGGATATTTGGAGCTATAAATGTCAGACGTACCCAGCAACCTGATACCGACCAGAGTCACGCAGTTGCCTGTCGCGCCGGTGGCCGACGAGAACTCGCTGATGATGATTGTTTATCAGGGCAACAACTACCAAATACGTGTTGGTGATTTGTTGTCTGTGGCTGGTGTGCCTACCACTCGGCAAGTGATTGCCGGCACCGGCATGACCGGCGGCGGTCAGTTGAGTTCTAACGTCACATTGAGCATTGCGCCCGGCGGCGTGGGTTCTACGCAACTGGCAAGCTCTGGCGTGACGCCGGGAGTTTATGGCACGTCGACAGACATCCCTGTATTGACGGTGGACGCCACAGGCCGCGTCACCGCCGCAACAACCATAGCAGCCACCATCAGCGGGTATGTTCCTGACAGCCGCCAAGTCATCGCTGGCACAGGGTTGAATGGCGGCGGGATGCTTTCCACAAACGTCACGCTTAACGCAAACTTGAGCAGCGCAACGCCGCAATCAGGATTCCAAAGCGGTTCGGCAGGCGTTTCAACAGACATCTCTCGTGCTGACCACAAACACCCAGCGGTCAATCTTGCGGTTGACGACGAAGTTGACGGCATTTTGGGGCTGGGGAATGGTGGTACAGCGCGGTCTATTGTGCCAGATGAAGGTGCGATCATCTGGTGCGGCGCGGATGGTTTATACGTTGGCCCTGTGGGTACGGCTGGCCAAGTTCTTGTTTCCAACGGCACAGGCGAATACACTTGGGGTTCTGCGCTTTTGGTCGTGGACCAACCCGCCAACGTCATTTACGCAGGCCCAGCGAGCGGGCCTGTCGGCCCGACAAGTTTCCGAGCGATGGTGGTTGATGATTTGCCTGCTTCTGGAGCCTCTGCTGGGACTTATGGTTCTCAAGCTGTCGTTCCTGTTTTTTCGGTCAATGCAAAAGGCCAAATTACTTCTGCGACCAACACAACGATCAACGCTGTAACGCTCACCACAGGTTCGATTTCAACTGCGCCGAGCAATGGCACAGACATCGTCAATAAGAATTACGCCGACTCAATCGCGACAGGGATCAATTTCCATCAAGCTTGTCGTTTGGCTTCTGCTGCTGCGTTGCCTTCTTGCACTTACGACAACGGGTCGTCTGGGGTTGGAGCCACGCTCACCGCAACGGCGAATGGTGCTCTTTCAGTCGACAGCACATTGGTTGTGATTGCCAACCGGATTTTGATCAAAAATCAAGCGAACACCGCGCACAACGGGGTGTACGTCGTGACGCAAGTTGGTGACGGCAGCACGCCGTTCATTTTGACTAGGGCAACAGACTTCAACACAGCAGGTTCTGGGGTCAACCAAATTGACGCCGGTGATTTTTTCCTCATAACAGCAGGAACCGCAAACGCCAACACCTCGTGGGTGCAACAAACGCCGTTGCCGATTACGGTGGGCACGACAGGCATCGTGTTCAGCCAGTTCGGCGCGGCAGGCGTCACTTATACGGCGGGGACAGGCCTCACGCTCGCTGGCACAGTTTTCAGCATCACCAACACAGCAGTGACTGCAGCTTCTTATGGCTCTGCATCCTCTGTCGGAACATTCACAGTCAACGCTCAAGGTCAACTCACTCTCGCGGCAGACGCGCCTATCGCCATTTCCGGCAGCCAAATTACTTCGGGCACTGTTGGTAGCAGCTATATCAGCGGCTCATACACTGGGATCACCGGTGTTGGTACGCTGACTGCAGGCACATGGAACGCCACCACGATAGGCGTTGCGTATGGCGGCACTGGGCTGACTTCTTATGCTGCTGGTGATATTGTTTACGCAAGTGGTGCGACGACTATATCGAAACTGGCGTTGGGCACTTCAGGGCAGGTGTTGACTGCTGGCGCTTCAGCTCCACAATATGTGGATCAGTCAACTTTGTCTGTGGGATCCGCAACAACAGCTGGGTCGGTGAATAACTCTGTCACTTTCAACAACGGTGGGACAGGCGATGTCTCCGGCACGACATTCAATGGGTCGGCTGCTAGAACCATCAGCTACAACACGGTAGGCGCACCAAGCGTAAGCGGCGCCAACGCCACAGGCACGTGGAATATAAGCATCAGCGGCAATGCCGCGACTGCAACGTCTGCAACGTCTGCCACCACAGCGACGAATCTTGCGGGCGGCGCGGCAAGCAACATCCCTTACCAAACTGGTGCAGGCGCGACAACATTCTTGGCCAACGGCACAGCCGGGCAGGTGTTGCTGTCGAACGGCGCTTCTGCTCCAAGTTGGGGCGGCGTTTCTGGAGGCACATTCTGATGCTGGACAAGCTCATCACGCGGGTATTCAAGGTGCGCAACGCCGCGCATTCTGAACATTGGACGACGAATTCGTTTTCCCAACACGAAGCGCTGGGCGAGTTTTACGAAGACATAATAGGCGCGGTCGACAAATACGTCGAAGCGCACCAAGGCACCTTTGGGCAGATGAAAAAAGCGCCTGACGGAGTGCCGGACATCGCCGAATTGCTAAGAGACGAGATGTTGTGGTTGATTGAAAACCGGTCGAAAATTGCCAAAGATATCCCGGCATTGGAAAATTTGTTGGATGAAATGGCTGCGGTTTACATGAAAACACTTTACAAAATTGAAAATTTGAGGTGACAAAATGGCACAAACAGGCTACACACCAATTCAACTTTATCACAGCACCACACCGGGCGCTGTACCAACGGCGGCGAATCTTCTCCCCGGAGAACTGTCCATCAACATTGCTGACGGGAAATTGTTTTACGAAAACTCTAGTGGCGTCGTGACGCAATTTTCTGCCGGCATAACCAAAGGCCAGTCCATCGCTTTCGCAATGATCTTCGGACTATAAGGAGTAAATCGTGGCAAATCCAAATATTGTTAACGTCGCCGCTATTTATGGCGAAAATTCTAGTGTTTCACTTACGACCACTAGCGCAACCAGTCTTGTGAGCAATGCCGCATCTAGCGGTAAAGTCTACAAGATCAATACGATCATGGTTGCTAACGTAGATGGTACAAACGCTGCGGACATCACCATCAACAAATACAGCGCAGCAGCTTTGGGTGGAACGGCATTCCCGATTGTCTCCACCGTGTCGGTTCCTGCTGATGCGACTCTGATTGTTCTGGACAAGACCACGGCGATTTATTTAAAAGAGAATGAGTCAATTGGAGCCACTGCGGGGACAGCTAGTGACTTAGTGGTGACAACCTCGTGGGAAGAGATAAATAGTTAAGGGGGCGATATGCCACTGCGTCCTCCGGCTGGGTTTATCTCAGCTTTTTACAATCCGTTGCAGGTTCCTAATGCGCCTACAGGCGTTAGTGCGTCTGCTGGGGTAGATGGCGCTGCTACCGTTTCTTTTACCGCTCCCACAAATGTTGGTGGTGGAGCGATTACGGGCTATGGCGCTGCTGCGGTCAAGACTTCTGACGGCACAACGATTACTAACACAGGCGCGTCTTCACCAATCACAGTCACAGGACTGACGAACGGCTCTGCTTATACGATGAATGTATGGGCTATTAATAGCTTTGGCCCAAGCCCGTTTGGTACGAGTGGAAGTGTTACCCCAACTGCATCAAGAGGACTTTTTGGTGGCGGCGGAAATGATAGCAATGTCATCGACTATATAACAATAGCAACTACAGGCAACGCCACCGATTTTGGAGATTTATACGTCGGTCGAAGCAGTTTAAGTTCTTGTTCCTCTTCAACAAGAGGAGTTTGGGGCGGCGGGTTTGTCAATCCCGGAACTTATGAAAATCGAATTGATTATGTGACTATTGCTTCTACGGGAAATGCTGCTGAGTTTGGTAATCTGACGGTAAAAAGAGATTATTTAGCAGCATGTTCTTCTTCAACTAGAGGTTTATTTGGCGGCGGATATGACAATACAAATTTCTCTAATGTAATTGATTACATCACAATTGCATCTCTTAGCAATGCCATTGACTTTGGTGATTTGACTGTAGGTCGTCGCCAATTAGGCTCTTGCTCCTCTCCAACAAGGGGTGTTTGGGGCGGCGGATATAGAGCGCCATCCGAATATGCAACAATTGATTATGTGACTATCGCATCAACCGGAAACGCCGTTAGTTTTGGAAGTTTAACGGCGGCTAGGTCTTACTTGGCAGGATGCTCATCTTCAACTAGGGGTTTATTTGGTGGTGGTTTTGGATCAAATATTATTGACTACATCACTATAGCAACTACCGGTAATGCTACAGATTTTGGCGATTTGTCTGGAACTTCTTATGGATTAGCCGCTTGCTCATCTTCTACAAGAGGGGTTTTTGCTGGAGGCTTTACGGTAAACGTAATTGAGTATGTGACTATCGATACAACTGGGAATTCTTTAGATTTTGGTGATTTAACTGTCGCTAGGGGCGCTTTAGCTGGATGCTCCAACGGTCACGGAGGACTCTAACTATGCCATCGTATAGCGGTGTATGGAACCTCGCGGCAGTGTATCAGGCTGTTGCTCAAGGACAGTGGACAAACGTAACTGCAAGAGGTTTAGTTTCTGGCGGCTCTGGAACAAACGGACAGCCAATCAATGTGATTCAATACATAAATTTAGCAACAGCAACTGGAAACGCCGCAGATTTTGGCGATCTGCTGTCTAACTCTTATCAAATATCTTCTTGTGGGTCTTCCACGAGAGGCGTAATCATGGGCGGCTACAGTACCAGCGTTTCTAATTCTTGGAACGTAATCCAATATGTAACATTTGAAACGACTGGAAATGCAACCGATTTTGGTGATTTGACCATGATTTCCTCTCAGGGAGCTGGCTGCAATTCAAGCACCAGAGGGGTTACGGCAAAAGCGACTAGCACTAGTGGGACTTCGGTAAACGTGTTGGAGTACATCACCATCGCTTCTGTTGGGAATAGCACAGATTTTGGTGACATGACTTCTGCGTCATTTAGCATGTATTCTTGTTCATCCCC